ATGATGGTGCCATAGCTCAGTTGGTAGAGCAAAGGACTGAAAATCCTTGTGTCCCTGGTTCGATTCCCGGTGGCACCACACAGAAAACCAGTCACTTACAGCCCTGTAGGTGACTGGTTTGTTTTTAGTCGGGCACACAATTTAGACACAAACCCAATCTAATTTCCCATTGCGGGATACCTCTCCTTCTTGCACTATTTTTCGCACTTTTTGGAATGAATCATTTCAATAAAGCTATTTTCCGACAGTGAGAATTGCTCTCCTCTTTTTTTAACGAATTTTTCCTTAAAATAATTTGCATAATGTGCCGAACATACTGACTTTTGTCGCAGAGGCTGTGAAGTCGCAGCCCACCAGTTGCAGAACGATATAACCTTCATGTAATTGTTAGTGGGTCTGTTGGCGTCGGCTGACAGACCTTTTTTGTGCGAATATGATGATTTATTCGAAACCATATAGAACGAAAAAACATGAAAGAGAAAATTCTCGTAGCGCTGAAAACCAAGTATTCTAATTTGGGGTTCGGAGCGAAGGCTCTCGACGGAGTAGCCTCCATTTTGGAAAAATCCGTCACCGATGAATCGCAAATTGAAACCGCAGTCAGCGGGGTCGAACCTTTCCTTAAAGTTTTCCAGTCTGACGCTGATCGTGCACGCACCGAGTACAACGCACTGAAAGGACTGTATGACGAACTCAAGGCAAAGAGTGAGGCATCTCCTGCAAATGGGGGCGGGCAGGGCAAAAAAAACGAACCCGACGATGAGGAACCTGCGTGGTTCAAAGCCTACAAGAAGCAACAGGAGGAGCGTTACAACGCCATCAAAGCGGAGAGCGATACTCTGAAAGCTGAAAAGGCCAAGAACGACCGGGCCAATCTCATCTCCGCAAAGGCAAAAGAACTCGGTATTCCGGAGTGGCGCATGAAAGAGGGATTCGTCATCGCCGACGATGCAGATGAAAAAACGATCGGCGACTACCTCGCAAACGTGCAGAAAAATCTGGTTACCGCAGGGCTGGAAGGGAAAGGTTCGGGATTCCCGATGTCCACGCCCGAAGCGCAGGGCAAAGAACTCGCAAAGGCGTGGGCTGAAACACTTCCGGACAAAGAGTAACCAAAACGTAAAATCATGGCAATCGTATTTGAAAAAACAAAAGTAAAGGGCGGTTTCCCCATATTCTGGCGCGGTGAGTTCGCCGTATTGCCGGGGGACTTCAAACTGAAGGGAACCTATCCCGAAGGGACAAAGATTCCCAAAGGTACGCCGATCAAGCTCGACTTCGACAACATGGAATGTTCCATATGCAAGAGTGCACGTGTTCTGTCGGGCGGCACAACCACTGCTCCACATGTCAAGAAGGGTTCCATGCTCCAAGTAGGAGATGCGGTTAAGGTCGGCGAGTCAAATTCGACCGTAAAAAGCATTGATACCAAAAATGCAGATTACGATGTGATCACGTTCGCAGCGGCCGTAACGGGTGCGACTGAAGGCGTAGATGTCCTCTCGGACGACAATCTGCCTGATGCAGTTGTCGAAACCGACATGGTCTATTCCGCCAATAACGGATTCCAGACCGTATCGGCCGGATATGCAGGTATCATCCTCAAGGATGTAGCCTATCCCGTCCCTGCTGCATGGCTTCAGGGTTACAGCCTGAAGAACAACCCCGAAATCAAGTATGTACGACAGTAAAAGAGGAGGTAAACAATGAACGAAGTATTTTATTCATCCATTTTCGGCGAACTGACTAAACAGGTGCAGATTCGCATCGATGCCGCCTCTGAACTGCGTAAGCGGCTATTCGACCAAAATATTTACGAGCGATTCCTCGACTGGGACACCCCCACCGTCGGACTGAACTTCGAGGAGTTGATCGGCTCGTACAATTTGAGCGTCGCCGCTGCAACGCTCGACTCCAAAGGTAAGGAGCCTATCATGGGAACCGAGGGACTGGAAACGATCAAGCAGAAGGTATTAACCCACCAGATGTCTTATTCGATGCCTATCGAAGAGTATCGTAAGGTGTTGCAGATTCTCGATTCGCGGATGCTGTCCGATTCGGCCAAGACACAGCAGCTCATCAATCTGATGTGGAACAATGTTACGAAGGTCGTGAACTCCGTGCAATCGAAACTGGACATCATCTTCCTCGGAGCATTGTCGAACAAAGGCGTATTCACGTTTGACGCGTCCAATAACCCAGAGGGTGGTGTGCGCGGTACGATCGACTACAAAATGCCGAGCGAGAACATTGCCACCGCGAAAACGTTATGGACGGATGGCAATAAAGATACGGTCGATACGCTGGAGGATATTCAAGCCATCCTCGATGCTGCACAGGACAAAGTTACGTTCGACCGCATTCTGCTCTCGCAGAAACGCCTGTCGTATATCCTCCGCAACAAGAAGATGAAGTTGGCGGTATTCGGTAGTGACAAGTCGTCCACACCGCTGTTGCTGGCGAACCTGAACGAGTTTATGCGTTCGAACGGATTCCCGACATTCGAAGTCATCCGCCGCATGACCCGTATTCAGGATAACGGTAAACTTACGGAGTATTCGCCGTGGAACGACAAGAACCTCGTGTTCGTACCTGCGGGCAAACTGGGCGTCATCAAGAACGCCTATGCCGACAACGAGCTGCGGCAAGAGCCGGGTGTCACCTACTCTAACTACGGACGCATCCGCATTTCACAGTGGGGCAAGGGCGAAACCGACAACTCTAACGGCGTAGAGTTCACGAAAGCACAGTCGCTGTCACTTCCGGTTATCACCGAAATCAACGGCATCTATTCGCTGACCGTAGAATCGTAGTTGTATGAAGAATTTCGAGGCAATATCGGCAAGTCTGTATCCTTACGATGTGGATCCTTTCCTCAAAGAAAAGGCCTGCATTGACGAGGGAATAGACACTCAAGCAGACTATACGGTAACCGATAAAATTAGCGTGGCAAAAGCCACAATCGCCATTCTGCGAAATCTCATTGTTCTTGCGAGTGAGAGCAACGGGGGCTATTCATTGTCGTACACGGACAAACTGGAAAAGCGCATTTTCCATATCGCAAAGGAAAACGGGCTGGACGATATTGCCGAAGAGTTCGATACTCGATCGAAAATTACCGACATTTCCGACCAATGGTAAGATTCCCCTATACGCTCGAAATGTGGTACGAGGAGGACGCCTCGCAAAATCCTGATGGTTCGTGGATCGAAGGTGCGCATGAATGGCGTGTCATCGGACGATGCAATGCCCGTCAGAATGGACGAGCACAGCAAATCAAAGGGCAAAACGGGGATGCCTTCCTCTACTCTTTCGAGGTTACGATGCCTGCAGATACACAGCCAATTCCTATCGGGACGAAAGTACGCATATTCGACAGCCGAGGATTCAACATCTTCGACCGTTCGCTCCGCACTGAGGCCAAACCGAAAGACAAGGACACGGCGTCGTATCCGGTACAGGGATTCTACAAAAGCGGACAACGTTACGAAAACACGAGATTATGGCTGTAAAGTGTACCAACTGGCGTGAGGTGGAACTTGAATTTGCGCGAGCAAAAGAAGAGTACGACCGAAAAGCTGTAGAATGGTTGTCGGCGTTGGGGGAAAGAGTGGTGAAGTACGCCCGCGAACACGGTAGTTATACCGATCACACGGGTAACCTACGCAACTCCATCGGGTATGTTGTGGTACAATACGGAAGAATCATTGCTGAATCTTTCAAGTATAACCGCCGTGTCAGACCGGACGGCAATCCTAAAGGGAACAAAGGTGCCGATGAAGCTCATGCCAAAGGGCTTGAACATGCCCGGTCTGTCGCCCGTGAACTTCCCGCTAACAAAACATATCTCGTATGGGTAGCCGGTATGGAATACGCGAAATATGTCGAGGCTAAAGGTTTCGACGTTCTCGAAGGGTCGGGAAACTGGGTGGAATCTACTGCTGAAAAACTCAAAGCGGAGTTCGCTCGATTCTTAAAATCGAAAAAGCGATGAACCTGACCTCTACGGAAATATTCAAACTCGTCTGGGATCGCATCCGGGATTCGCTGTTAGGGAAGACCGTGCCGATGATGTATGCGGACCACTACCCGAATAATCCTTCGGGAGAATTTATCGTCGTAGGCTCATTGTCAAATGTCGTCGGAGATTCGCAGGTGGCAACCGTAAATGTAAACATTTATGTACCGGACACAACACCGACAATCGGTCGTGAAGAGCAACGCTACCCCGATCGCAACCGTCTGAACGAACTAACTCGTCTCGCTTTCGATTCACTAGGATACTACCCTATCAACGAACGCTGGTTCTTTGATGTGAGCGATGAAACTCTTATTAGTGAGGAGGGGATCTCCTACACATTTTCAAACCTCAAAGTAAAACTTAAAAAATATTAAACATGGGACAAATAATCGGACTGAAAGCCGTTCATGCAGGTAATCCTCTCCCGAAAGGAGTAAAAGACGCTGAGGCTGCCGACTTAATGAAGGCTTTCACCAAAATCAGTCAGCCTTATAATGGTGGTGTTTCCACCAATTTCGCGATACCTTCCAGTAATGATTTTTATCGGGAAGGAGAAGCAGACCCATTTTACTCTGCAATCGACGAAACGACAGGCACAAAAGAAGTTACTTGGAATGTCGTAGATTTTGACGACGACACGATGGAATTTTACTTCGGAACTACAGAACCTGCAAAAGGCGAGATTTACGAAGGAGTAAAAGCATTCGTATTCGATTCCAAAAGTGGAGGCTCCATCGCTTTTGCAAGGTTAAAATATGTAGCGACATTGGGTGGTGGAATCAATAAAACCGACCCGCTCCAAATTCAAGTATCTGCGAAAGTTTTAGCTCCGGAACAAGGTGGTTATTCCTGGTGGCCGATTACAACTCCGGAATATACCAAGAGCGTTTTGTAAATTCTCTATCCCGCTGGAAAGCTGACGACTTGCATCACGTCTCGAGGACGGGGCGGGAGCAAAAACAATAGTTTATAATATGAAAAAAGAAGAAGTCGGCCGCCTTACAGAACAACGTGCACTTGACACACTGACTGAAAAAATTGAATCGTTCGAGATTGAAGGCAATGACAAAGAACAAATAACCCTTTACCTATACCCCCTCCAACTCGGACGACTCGCGATGATAAGTCGCCGACTAATAGACCTTGATCTGATTTTCGACGACGAACAGATGGAGGGTGCTGTTAAACGTATGTGGACCATATGCTCCGAAAAATCAAAAGAGGTGGCCGAAATAATCGCTATCGCCACACTTCGGACGCAACAAGAAATCGAAGATATGCTAAAAGAGCGGACAAAACTTATATACTGGTCCCCTACAATGGATACAACAGCTCTTACAAACATTTTGTCCACCATCGTATTTCAATCCTACTACGCGGATTTTATGAACGCTATTCGCTTGGTAAGAACGCTGCGGGTAATGATTTCCCCAACGACAACAGCGGAGCGGATAGCCACTACGGAGGGCGCAGTATCTGGGGACAAATAGATAATCTTATAAACCGCTATCATTGGACTCTTGAATATATTCTTTGGGGGATTTCATGGGCTAACGTACAGCTTATGATTTCCGACGCTCTAAAAACGGATTGTAAAAGTAAATCAACAACTAATATTCCCAACAATGAACAATCAAAAGTTCCCGATATAATTGACATGAACGATCCTAATGCAATGAACACACTTCTTCTGATGGCAGGAGGCAAACGATAACAAACGAAATAATTTATATGCTTGACAACATCCTAAAATCCGCGTCCGCACTCGGCGCCTGCGAACGACTGGACAAAGTGAAAAATTTTCACTCCCTGACCTCTCTGTTTTTTACGCCACAAGGACTTGAATTTTGCCATAAAAACAATTTCCCTCCGCTGGGAATATTTCAAGCTCACAAAAACGAAGTGAGTGATTGCAACATGTATGTGGATTGCGGATGCATAAGGCTCGACAAGCGAAAATACATTTGCTTAGTCGGCAATACGTCGGCTGAAATAGAAGCCTCGGGAGTAGATTTCGTCCACACTGTCATTCTTATGCATGGAGCCTCGGCCACAATCAACGCTTCGAATTATGCCGTAATAAAAGTCGTGAACATCAGCGGATCAAAGGTAGAAATCAATAAAGATAAAACCGTCATCGTATTATGAGTATAAACCTTACCGTAGTCATAGATAACGATGAAGCAATTCGCAAGTTCCGTGAACTTCAGAAAACGGCCAAAACCGTAACGTCCAGTGTCGTGACGGACGCCGACCGTATGGATATTGCAATGCGTCGCCTGGCTACCACCCTCGGACAAATCGGCGTCGGAGTGTCGCTTGCGGGGCTGGTGAAACAAATCGCGCAAACTCGTGGCGAGTTTCAACAGCTCGAAGTGGCCTTCGCAACTCTGCTCCAAAGTAAAGAAAAGGCTGATGCATTGATGTCACAAATGGTCGAACTGGCCGCCAAAACGCCGTTTGACCTGCAAGGCGTGGCCAGCGGCGCCCGCCAGCTTCTCGCATATGGATTCGCAGCAGAGGATATTACCAACACACTGACTCGGCTCGGTAATGTTGCGGCCGGTCTGGGACTGAACCTGCAAGACCTCACGTGGTTGTACGGCACGACGGCCGTACAGGGGCGTTTATACACGCGTGACGTAATGCAGTTCCAAAGCCGAGGCATCGACCTCGCGGGAGAGTTGGCAACGCAACTCGGCAAGACCCGCGCGGAAATCTCACAGATGGTCACGGAAGGCAAAATAGGCTTTCCAGAGGTGCAGAAGGCTATTGAAAGCATGACGAACGAGGGCGGGAAGTTCCACAACCTCATGCAGGAGCAATCCAAAACCATTACGGGCCTCATCTCCAATCTCGGCGATGCTCTCGACATGATGTTCAACGACCTCGGCAAGTCGCAAGAAGGCATCATTGCAGGTGCACTCAAAGGCACGATTTCACTCGTCGAGAACTATAATCAGGTGCTGGACATTGTCGCCCAGCTTGTCGTCGCCTATGGTACATATAAGGCGGCTCTGGTTGTCCTGACGGCAACGGAAAGGGTACACAGGACGGTAACGCTCGCCCACGCTTTCGGTCTCTCCACCCTCCAAACCGTAATGGGAACGCTGACCAAGAAGACGCAGGCACTGAATGCGGCTTTGATGAAGAATCCCTATGTGTTGATCGCTGCGGCCGCCTCCGCGTTTGCCGTCACACTCTACAAGATTATCACGGCGAAATCCGCAGAGGAGATAGCCTACGAAAAGGTAAACGCCGCCATCGACGCCTACAATCAGAAGCTCGATGAACAGAAGAATAAGGCCGAGCAGCTGCATGCGACCATGCAGGACGAGGTCAGCACGGCCTACACCAAGCGCAAAGCCTACGAGGAGCTGATACGTCTCTACCCCGAACTGTTGCAGCGGTACAGCGAGGAGGAAATCAAGCTCCTGTCGCTTATCGATCTTACAAAGGAGCTCAACGACATCAACGACACACGCAAGGAGAACAATCTGCAAGAGCAGTATGATGCCGCCCTCGAAAAGGTCAAAAGGTTAGATCAAGCGATAGCAGATGCTATGAAATTCGGTGATAGGACAGCAATGGCCGGACTTAGTCTTTCTTATAAAAATGCAGAGGCTGAGTTGGACGAGTACCGCAAACAGCTCTATGAACTAAAAGAAACACAAAAAGCCGCCGAGTGGGACGCTGCCCCTGCGGAGGTCAAGATTGCCACATTGCAGGGCAATATCGACGAGCTGAAAGCCCAAAACGCAGAAATCGACCGTTTAATTGAGAATGCACGCAATAAGCAAAAAGAAGCCCCGTATTTGCTTCCTCTGTATGGTGAGAGCGAAGATTATTATCAGTCGCTTAAACAGTCGAATCTATCTCAAATCGCAACCAAACAAAATGAAATATCATCCCTACGGTCAGACAGAAAAGAAACCAATCGCAACAAATCCTATTGGGAAGGACAGAAGAAGGAGGCGGAAGCAGCTCTCGAAGCGATGGACGTTTCATTGAAAGGGACAGCGAAATGGAATGAGCTGATCGCCAAAATCGCCGAATACGATTCGAAAATTAAACAATACAGCGTTTCGGGCAAAACGGTGACGGATGCCGCCAAAGCCCAGAAAAAGCTATCCGATCTTATTCTCGCCAATGATAAAGCCCTTCAGCAATCGCGCATCGATATTTTGAAAGATGGCAAGCAGAAAGAGCTGGCCGAAATAGACTTGCGCACAAAAGAGGAAATGAACAAACTCGAGCAGGATAAATCGAAACTTAAAGCCGCGCAGGGTGGAATCATAACTGCAGATCAAACAAAAGATTTTCAGGAAAGGCAATCGAATATTCAGCAAAAAAATGCCGATGACCGAGCTGCCATAGAACTGAAATACGCCCAAGAGCTTGACAAGATATACAAGCAGATCACCGATGACACGCTCTCGGAAGAAGATCGCCGCATCAAAGGCATAAAAGACAAATACGAGGAGTTCCGCAAGTGGGTAGAAGATGCTCTGAAGGCTGGAAATATCACCAAAGAGCAAGCGACCGATTTGGGTATCAAGATCGACCAAGCGGAAATTGCGGCCAGCCTAAATACCATTGTCGAGAAATACGGTACGATGGAGGATAAGATTGCCAAGATACGCGAGAAACACGCCAAAGACAGGGAAACAGCAACAAAGAACGGCCGCTCCGACCTTATTCCTCAAATCGACAAACATGAAACAGAGGAAATCGGACAAATCAAGGTGGACGAACTGATGAAAACCGATGACTGGATTAATCTGTTCCAAAACCTCGACGCCTTGTCGAGCCGTGAGATATTGCGTATTATTGACAACATAAACAGACTGCTCCAAGATGCCGACCTCGACCCTATCAATCTGAAAACAGTAACCGATCAACTTGACCAAGCAGCAGATATAGCCACTCGGAAGAATCCATTCGCAAGTATTTCGGCAAACTTCAAGGCTTATAAAAAGGCACTTGCAGATGGGGATGATCTTCGAGCTGTAAAGCTACGTGAAGATGCCTGGCAAGCAGTAGCGGAGGCAATTGACATCGTTGCTGCATCGATAAGCGGTGTGTCTTCTATTGCGTCAGCATTGGGAGCAGATGAAGACACGACGGCCTCCATTAACAACATTGCAGGTGCTGTAGGCGGAGCAGCACAAGCTGTGAGTGGATTCGCATCTGGAAATATTGTTCAAGGCATTCAAGGAACTGTGTCGGCTATCACCAGCCTGATAAACCTTTTCAGCGGAGATCGACGAAAAGAACGTAACATTCAGCGCTTACAAGATCAAATTGATGCTCTCGAAAAATCATATGATGAACTCGGGGAGGCCGTTGAAGAGGCATACTCTACAGATGCTTCTGAACTTATCGAACAACAAAATGAATTACTCGAACAGCAAAAAATATTGATACAAAATCAAATAGCAGAAGAGCGTAGTAAAAAAGACACGGATGAAGAACGAATCAAAGAATGGGAAAATCAAATTGATGAGATAAATAAACAAATAGAAGAAAATAAGGAAAAGGCCTTAGATGCAATTTTTGGCGAAGATCTAAAATCTGCAATTGATAATTTCGCAACAGCTTACGCCGATGCATGGGCAAACGGGGAAGATCGGGCAAGAACCGCACGAGATGTGGTTCGGAATATGATGCGTCAAATGGTAATAGAAAGTATTAAATCTGCCATACAATCTTCCGAAGCCATGAAGAAAATTCGCGAGAAATTGCAAGAGTTCTGGTTAGATGGGGTATTTTCAGCCGAGGAACAAGAGGAGGCCTATAAAATGGCTGATGACTTACAAAAATATTTAGATGATAAATATGGATGGGCAGGTTCTCTGCTATCCGACAATCAGGCATCTACCCAGAATGCTACTTCACGCGGTTTTCAGGCAATGTCCCAAGACACAAGCGACGAACTCAACGGTCGCTTTACTGACATGCAAGGTAAAATGAACATCCTTGTCAATGGTATGGAGCTGCTTCGATCGATCAATATGGATACGCGTAATGTGACTTTCGACATCCGAGATATTATGATTCAATTGAATGGTAATGTCGCAGATATTCGAACATACACCCGCATATTGCCTGCAATGGGCGAAACTCTTGTTGCAATAAATCGAAAACTTGATAACCTATAAAACATGCCAACAACAGAAGTAACTATAAATAACAAACCGTTATCTACAATGGGAGTTGCCATGCTTTCAGGAGCATATGCAGCCCTCCTTACACCTCCATCTCTCAAAGAATTTGTCGAAAATGACGATCCAACACAAAACGGAATAGATATTATTGTTCCGGATTCACCGGTTGTAAATGAACGTGACGTAACATTGACATTTTTGATCAAAGGAACATCACAAGAGGCATTTTTATCTAACTATGCTGCTTTTGTTGCAGAATTACACAAAGGAACCGTAACACTATATGTCCCGGATTTAGGCAATACGTATAATCTTTTATATAGCAACAGCACTCAATTTGAAAATTATCGATTGAATGCCTGTAAATTAGCAGTGAAATTCCGAGAACCCAACCCCGCAGATCGGGCGGCACGCGAATAGGAAAGGCCGGGAATCTATCCCAGCCTTTTACTCGCTTCTGCTATTCATCGTAAAATGATGCGTTAGCCCCTCCCCATCCTTATCAAATCAATTGCAGTTCTTCTCCAATCTTACGAATTTCGCTCTTTATCATTTCCATACGTTAGGACAATAAACGTGTATTCGGCTACGTTTTCATAGTGCAACTAAAAAGTTGGCAAAAAATTTGCACCTCGAAAAAACGTGTATTATATTTGCATCATATAATGAAATATAGACGTACGGGTCTATCCGTAACCACGAATATCGAACATAAAGGATACAATAAGACCGTCATAATATTACATGGCGGTCTTTTTATTTATTGACAATATAAAAAACTTACGTTTATGAAAAAATTTCATTCGGCTCTTTTTGACTTTTGTTGGTTCCCTAATTATGACGCATCTATTGAATATCTTGCGAATAATATAGCAGATCCGGAACCATGGGATTTCTCAGATGCTACGCAAGCCAAATATTCCATTTTGAAAAGTTATATCGAACATACTTTCCGCAAAATTAAATCTGAAAATAAAATATCCTTTTCTTCTGATAACAATTTTGCATGTTTCAATACTGGACTTGTAACTGCAAATTTGGAAAGCATATTTGCTCTTGCTGAACGCAACAATAGGCCAGATGTAGCCGAGAAAGGTTTATCGCCTTATGTTTTCAAGGCATTTGTCAGGGAAAGCGATATTCAGCTAATTAGCAAATTCGGCGATAATATTCCGGACATTGCTGATTTTTTCCAGAAACCCGAGGATTTGATTTTCAATCCTCAATGCAGGGTAGTCCCTCAAATCGACCATATCATTGCGGACAACATGGACAGATTTCCTGCACACATGCAAGGGCTGAGTTCAGACGAAATGCGCAGAAGACTCGTTGGCGCGATTAATGAAGCCCAAAAAAAAGCAAGGTCAAATTACAAAATAGCTGTCCCCCAGTATTACGAAGGGAAAATACAACTTCTGTTGCCCTTATGCCTTACCCCTGGATCACCCAATCCGGATTTAGCTTTAGCCACGCATAAAATAGGGAATAATACCTATACAGCGCGCACATGCTTAACATTGAAGATGGCATATAACAACGCTCGTCTAATCGTTAAGCCGCAAAGTTCATGGCTTAAACCTTAAAATACGGATGGAAGCAACCCCCTCTTGCCCCGGTCAAAAGACCGGGGCGTTTTTCTGTATTTTTTCTTAAAATTACTTGCATAATGTGCCGAAACCCCACACTTTTGTATCGACCCTGTGATGGCACAGGATACATATATCGACGAAATGACAATATACAACCCTTCCGGTAAAGCGATATACGATGCGCCCGTAACAACGAGTGCCATTATCAAATACGCACTTATGGGGGATTATTACATCGAACTCCCCTTTAGTTTGCTTACCCCGCTGGATTTCCCCCTCGGATCATACATCACCTACAAAGGCCGCAAATTCGAAATCATGTCGGAGGTTTATCCGGATTTCGACAACAAAACCGGCGGCTACAAATACACGCTTCAGTTCCAGGCGCAGCAAAACCACATGAAAAATTTCATCTGCTTCTGGCTGGGAGGCGATAATCCTGAAGCTGTATTCCACAACACGACAGACTTGGCATCCTTCGGGGCGCTCATCGTCGCCAACATGAACAAGGCACTGGGAGGAAACAACTGGCAGATGGGAAGTGTAAATGTCGAACATCCGGAAACCAACAAGCTCGTATCGTTCAATGGCGATACCTGTTGGGATGCCTTATCATCCATTGCCGAGACTTTCGATGTCGAATGGTGGACCGAGGAGAACGGCAGTATCGTAACCCTGCATTTCGGAAAACTGAACTTCGGAACGCCGGAAACATTCAAACGCGGAGAAGTCGTCAAAAGCATCCCGGCCAAGAAAGGGGACGATTCCGAATACGGGACCCGTTTCTATGTATTCGGCTCCACGCGCAACCTGACGAAAGAATACGGACAATCCGAACAGGGCGGCGTAACGAACCACGTTTCCGAAGTCCGGTTACGGCTTCCGGATGGGCAGCAATACATAGACGCACGTCCCGGACTTACAAAAAACGAAATCAAGGAAGTCGTAGTGTTTTTCGACGACATCTACCCGAAGAACACGGAAACCGTCACTTCGGTAGAAACTATCGATCGGACAATCATTGAAGGGCAGACCGACAAGGCATACGTCATGGTATGCAACGACACGCCATTTCTACCTTCAGACGTAATCGAAGGAGAAACGCTGGGGGCACATTTTACGAGCGGCGATTTGATCGGCTGGGATTTCGAACTCGCCCTTATCGACGACAATGGCGACAATATCGACCCCGCGACCTGGAAACCCGAAGACGGATTCAACAAGAAATTTGAAATCATCGCCCAAGTCGAAACGTCCGGCGAAAGTCAGCAGATTATACCGAATGAAAACATGCGTCCTCGTGGAAAAGATGATGACCGAGGGCCTGACACTTTCGTACTCACAGGCGTCAAACTCCCCCAGCAACGCATAGACGAAGCAGAACAAGAACTTCTTGAGGTCGGCACTTCCTATGCTGCCAAACATAGCAGCGACACGACAGTCTATGACTGTGAAACGAATCCCGTGTATTGTACACACAACGAAAAAAACTACGAAGCAGGACAGGCTGTACGATTAATGGGTCCTCAATTCGGTATAGACGGTCGTCTTTCCCGGATTCAAGGTTATGAAAAAAAACTATACAACGAGTACATCGCAACCTATACGATAGGCGACAATACTCCTTATTCCCGCCTGGGCAGTATTGAATCGGACGTGAAAGCATCGCTCTATTCCCAACGTATAGGCATTGCGGAGAATGGAGCGGCTATATATCTAATCACCCGATACGATAATACTTTCCCGACCGATACAAATGCTTATTCTGCACGAAGGGCAATATGGGAGTTTGCCAACAAGCAGGCACCCGATACGTTCAAAGGTAGAATGACTTTCAACGCAGGGGCACAATTTGGACCATCATATGCCTCCGGTATTACCGGAGTGGGCGGGTTTATAAGTGAAAAAGGCGCCGGCGAGTTGGAGAGCCTCTTCATCCGTCGTTTTCTGGAGGTTCCGGAGCTTCGGTACAACCGTGTGGGCATCAGCGTCGGGGACGACTGGAGCGCTCCGGGCGCCGGGGTGATCGAGAGCGTGGACAAGGAGCAGAAGCTCGTAACGCTCAAACTCGAAGAGGGAGAGATCGGCGCCGTAGCTGTCGGGGATATCTGCATGGGTATCTTCCACGACTTCGACCCGTCGAACAATGCGACGGCAGATTCCGACGACGGCCGGGGCAACTTCTCTTTCGCAGGCTTCGCAACGGTCTATTTCCGTATCACGGAGGTCCTGGGCGACCGCAACGAGCGGTTCCGCTACGAGCTGCGCCCCCTGTCGGCCACCTTTACCAAGCAGATCGATCCGATGGAATCGATGACCTTCGTAGCCTACGGATCGTTCACGAATCCCGCCCGGCAGAGCTCGCGCTACTCGACGCGCACCTACCAGCGTTATCTCCGCAATGTCAGCGACTGGGAGTTTACGGCCGAGAATATCGCCGCACAGTTCGGTGACCTTACGAACCTCTCCGTCTTCGGGATCCAAATGTCGGGCTATTCGGCCTATCTGGATAATATCTACCTGCAAGGTATGATCAGCAGCCTGGACAAGAAGGCGCTGCTGGACACCCGGAGCAAGCTGTTCCGGCTTGTCGGCGACAACGGCGTCGGCGTGGCATTCACCCCGGAGGCAGGCTGGAAGCAAGGCAAGCTCTACGACCCCGCGACGGGACAGTTCCAGAAGGAGTTCGACATCGAACAGATCGATCAGACGGCCACCGAAGCCCAGGCCACTGCCAATTCCGCCGATCGCAAAGCTCAGCAGGCTAAGGATTACATCGATAACACGCTGCCCGGCGAATTGTCCGAGATCAACAAACGGCTGGACGGTGTCGTGGAAAACTGGTTCTATCCCTATACCCCCTCGCTTTACAATGAACCGGCCCAAACATGGATAGCGGACGGCGAGCAGGAAAACCATATCGGCGACACGTTCACCAATACGCTGCCCGCGAATTTCGACCCGACGGACGCAGGCTGTTGGGAGCAGGGAAGCATCGTTGCACCCTATATCGACGGCATTAAGACCTGGGATCAGATCAAAATCGCCGACAGCACCCGCATCCGGCTCAAAACTCCGGTCGGAGGAATACCCAAAGGCGCCGTATTGTCGGTGGGTGAAGGCTATACGATGGGTTACAATCCGATAGCGTCATCCGGAGCGGTTATAGCAAGTTACGTATGGAGCCAGAGCTATACCGTCGGAAGCGACAATCCCTACATAGCTTTTGTCATCCGCAAAACCGATAATGCCAAAATCACTCCGGCGGAATACCCGCAGATTCACTTCACCATATCGAGCGACGAGACGACGAACCCCGATGCGGGCAAATCGTGGCGGTGGGTAAAAGAAGAGGACGGAACCTATAAATGGACGCCGATCGCCGACAGCGATGCGGTAAAGGCCCTGCAAGAGGCGGCGCGGGCGCAGGACACGGCTGATGCCAAACGTCGTGTATTCGTCGTAACACCGACTACACCTTACGATGTGGGTGACATCTGGACGCAGGGCGAAGGTGGTGACATCATGCGCTGTATCGAATCCCGTGCAACGGGCAATTTCGAGAGCTCGGATTGGGACAAAGCATCCAAATACACCGATGATACGGCAGCCAACGAAGCCAAAGACGAGATTGCGAATCTTCAGTTCGGCGCCCGCAACTATATCGCTAAACAATTTATCCGGGAATGGAACAGTGTCAAAGAGGGCGTTACGGATGTCGTAACTTCGGGGGCGGACGCGGACGGAGCATATTTGTATGTCAATTGGAGCAAACTTATACAAGCCGGGCTTGCCGCAACCAACGCCTCCCAGGTTTCGACGGTCCCCGACTGTTTCGGCGGCCAGATAAAATACAAGCCGAATACTCCGTACGTCTTCAAAGCCCGAATCAAGCAGGGTGCCGAAATTACGTTCCGTATCGTATACGAAGACGGCACCAAAGAAGTGCTTTCCGCTCCTCCGGCGGGAACGGAAGGAGTATATGAAGTGGTCCACACCATCGATGCTTCGCGTGTGGTACAGAAGATATACATGTATGTCGGCAAAGGTGTTTCCATGTATCTCTACGACATTCAGCTTACGGAAGGCAACAAGGCCCCCACGGGGTATATCACGGCCGAAGAGGATGTGCAGGCGCAGATCGAACAGGTGAAGTTGGATGTGGACTACATTGCCTCGGATTCGAGCCTGACACCCTCCGATAAACAACAGGTGGCCAACGAATGGGTACGCATACAGAACGAATACTGGAGCATCATGGCGAATGCCGAAAAGTATGATGTCCCCACGGATTCATTTACGGTCTATTTCCAGGCACTCGAAGATTATCTCACGCCCCTGCTGGCCGATATGAGTACGACATCCGAGATAACCGGCACCGAGTTCAGAAAAGTATTCTCCGATTATTATGAAATAAGCAGCAACATGTCGGACTTGATCGACGACGCGATAGACGAATCCATCAAATCGACAGAGTACCTCAAGAAGGCTATGGAAGACGGAAGTACCGAGGTGAAAGGCGGTCTGATAATGACCAATGTGATGTTGCTGAAAAATGCTGAAGGCGACGTGACGGCCGGCGTGAGCGGCTTGCAGGAAGACGATGTGCCCTTCTGGTCGGGAGCCGACTACACAAACCGGAAAAAAGCCGTGTTCAGAGTACACGCCGACGGGGAAGTACACGCAACCAAAGGAACCGTCGGAATCCTGCAGGTCAAAAACAATTCCGTAGAGGTGAGCGATGCGACCGCAAGCGGAAACAAGATCATACTCACTACTAACAACATAAACAGCGTAAGCCAGGTTTTGGGCTCTTCCGAAGTCCCGTCGAGCCAAACGACGGAAAGTATAGCGGTCATAACCTCTCAAACGAAGCCTTTCGCCTCGGATTCCAGAAACTCAAGTCAATTCAAATGCGGAGCGGAGGTGCAGATGTCGGCACAAGTCAAGGGGACGATCCGGGGCGGAGGAAGCGTGAAGATCGAAATTATTAACCGGACAGCCGATACTACCGACACGATATTCCGGCAATCTTCCGCATATGACGACACGGGATCGATACAGATCAACAAGAACATTAGGTATCGTTTTACGACCCCGGCATACTACTACATAAAAGTAACAGTGGAAGCATCCTATCCCGGAGGACTCGGAAACGCGGCATCCGCAGCTGTCGAGGCTATTACTTTTTCTTTCGTGACCGATGTCCGCAAGAACCTGATCGCTCCCAACGGAGTAGCCGTCGTGAAAGGATCCAGCAACTATGCGGTATTCACGGGAGATATTTTCGAAGTCCTGATCGGAAAAGCCGGATTACGTATTCAAAACGGATATGTATATAAGAAAGATACCAACCATACGACATGGACAAAGATTTGAGAAATACCAACGGTAGTACATTCCCATAGCGTGAACATAATAACTATGGACAAAATATTTAATAAAACGAAAAAGGTGTTGGAAGGTATTGCTACAAAGCTGTCCGAAGCACTTATGACCGTGCAAGGATGGCTTATAGGACTATTGATCGTTATCGTGAATTTCTTCGCTGGGTATCAGCTCGTACTTTATGGGGTGCTTATTGCCGTAGCCTTCGACGCTTTGTTTGGAATATGCGTCGCTCGAAAGCGCGGAGAATTTATCCTGTCAGAACTCCTGCGGGCTACGATATTCAAGCTGGCAGTTTACTTCAATCTGATCGTAGTATTCGTTTTCATCGATAAATTCGTTACGACAGGAGGTATCGAAACGAAGATTACGACCGTGATCCTGGGTTCTGCCATTTGCCTGGCAGAAGCATGGTCGAGCTGTGGCAACGCTTTAATCATCAATCCGAACTTTCCATTCTTACGTCTGTTTCGAAAAGCATTGACCGGAGAAATAGCCCGCAAACTCAATGTAAATCCTGAAGATGTAGAAAACATATTAAACAGCACAAAAAAATGACCAGAGGACTTCGTAACAACAATCCCGGGAATATCCGCAAGGATGGAACCCATTGGAAGGGAGAGGTGGAACCTTCCCGCGACGCTGCATTCAAGCAGTTCGAATCTATGGCGTGGGGATACCGCGCGATGTTCAAATGCCTGAACACTTACAGCCGAAAATACGGGCTCGACACCATTCGGAAGATGATTTCACGCTGGGCACCCCCGAGCGAGAACGACACGGATGCATATATCCGTACGGTATCCGAATTGTCCGGCGTCCCGGAAAACGGATGGATCACGGCAACCAACCGCGATGTGATGATCCCGATAGTCGCAGCTATGTCGCGCGTAGAAAATGGCGTTGATGCCTGCATGACGGACGTGATGGCCGGCTGGGATCTGTTCATCAACGGTTGATAGCTCGTACTCATTATGGTACTGCGGAAAATAATCCTGATTCTCCTTCTGACCGGCTTGTTCTTTGTCGGATGGTGGCTCGGCAGGCGATCCGTCGATGTCCGTATCATCGAGCATACTCGAATCGATACGGCCTACTTCGAAAGACCGCAACCGCATAAAATACTGTCCTCGGCTATTTCGGTAGAGGTGCCGAAATGGTTGTTCGCCCCAGCGGATACCACCTTTACCACCGTAACAATAAATCCCAACCGGGACAGTGTGCCGGTACAGCTGCCATTCGAACGCCGGGAATATCGCGACAGCAGCTACTTCGCCATAGTGAGCGGAATAGCCCTGGGCGACTGCCACCCTACCCTTGAACACATCGAAACATACGGACGTACTATCACGCAGCAGAAAATAATCCGAACGCCCTACCGATGGCAACTCGGGCCTGCCGCAGGCGTCTATTACGTTAATCGCACGGGTGGCGTATGGATCGGAGGGCAACTTCACAGAAACATCGGAAGGTTCAATATCACGGCATCCCTCGGCTGGGACCCACGCGATAACGGCCCCTATGTTCAAGGAAGCATAAGTATGGATTTATGGCGGAAATAACTTTTTAACGAATTATAATTATGGAAACAATTAAAAAAATCGGACTGCTTTTCCTTGCCTTCTTCTCATTCGTTTGTATTGTGGGTGGGATAGGAACACTCTACTATTGCCAGGTCGAAAGCAGCAACTTGTTCGCAACCGGGTTGATTCCCGTCGGGGCAATCTACTTCTACCTGCTTTGGCCGACATTGAAAAAGTATCTGTTCTAACAGCTTTCGCCCGTCAGGGGTGGGCGTAAAAAAAGCCCCTGCCTTTATTAGCGTCTCTCTTACCTTCCGCTAATAATAAAGGTGCCAACACACCACGACAGGGGCTGTAAAGCCTTTGCAAGTGTGTTGGCACTTATTTTTATTTGGTAAGAGAGTGAACAAAGGTAAGAGAAATATCCTATATGTGCAAATCTGAACTTTACCGACAAATTCTCGGCACGGTATCGCAAGAAACGGAGATTTCGGAAGAGCGAATACTATCCAAAGCCAAAAACGCCGAGATCGTGGATGCCAGGTATTTACTGGTCTATTTCCTCTGGAGGCAGGGATTTCACGCCCCGGTCATATCCTCGCTGATGAACTTCTCACGACGGCCCATAGAGAAGATGATTTCCCAATTCGATCTTCGTCGCAAACAAAGCGGTAAAATGTTCGAAATGCTCCTCGTCCGTATTGCGTCCAAACTCCGTCCCACCTGCGACTGATACGATTGATTCTCCCATCGTTCATGTCGATTTTTGCATTGTGAGCTCAACGGCAGCGTCCGCCGAACGGACGCAACAATGTAAAAGTCTAAAACAATGAACGAAAAAACTTTAGTGTTCGACAACGGTGGCGCAATGGACGGCAACCTCGTGGCCGCGTTGATGAACGGAAACAACCGCAATAACGGCTACGGCAATGGCTACGGCTGGGAGTGGATGTGGATGATCCTGCTCTGGGCTCTCTGGGGCGGCAACGGATGGGGTGGCTTCGGCGGTCGCGGAAACGGACTCTCGAATCTTCCCGCCGAGCTGAACGGCGACGCAGGGCGTCAGCTGCTGATGAATGCCATTCAGGGAAACGGCACCGCCATCAACCAGCTCGCATCTTCGCTCAACTGTTCCGTACAGCAGATTCAGACCGCTCTGTGCAACATCCAGGCACAGTCGGGCCTCTCGGCGCAGCAGATCATCAATGCCGTGCAGTCCGGCAACGCACAGGTGCTTTCGCAGATGGCCTCCTGCTGCTGCGATGTCCGCACCGCCATCGAGCGCCAGGGCTACGAAAGCCAGCTCGCAACGCTCAATCAGACCAACACCCTGACGAGCAACGCCAACACGCAGTTCAATGCCCTCGGCTCGAAGATCGATGCCCAGACGCAGGTCATCAACGACCGTTTCTGTGCCCTCGAGATGCGTGAGATGCAGAACAAACTCGACGCCGAGCGTGCCAAGAGCGCGGCATTGGCCGGGCAGCTCTCCCAAGAACATCAGACGGCGACGATCATGCAGTCGCAGGCCCAGGCCGTAGCGCCCATCAACGCTGCGATCGGCGATCTGAGCAACCGGCTGGCAAAGATCGAGTGCGGCCTGCCGCCTACGACCGTGGTTCCCAATCCGCAGGTGTACGCGATGCCCGCCTGCGTAGCCGCCCAATACGGGCTGGGCTTCGGTGCCGCGTTCGGACTCGGCGGCAACGGCGGATTCTGGGGTTAATACGGAAAGGAGGTATGCTATGGCAGTATTCCCATTTCAGTATGTCAATCGCAGAGGTATCCCGGTCATCAAAACTACGGGTGTGACGGTCAATGCCGCCGATGTCGTGTTCTCATTCCAAAACCACGCCTTTGCCAATTCCTGGTACAGGGGGATAGTCCTGGTCGAGCTGTCGCAGGCAATACCCGCAGGCACGACAGGCACGCTTCCCGTGTTGTTCGAAACCAACGGCGTGACCAAGAATGTGACCACGTACAACGGAGCCAATGTCACCGTGTCCGATATTCCGGGGACGGGTGTATTCCAGCTCTTCTACGACAAACAGACCGACACCCTGCAACTGATGACAGGGGCCGTTTAACCAATAATAAACCGAAGGCTTCAGGAGGGGAAACCGCCCCTCCGGAGCTTTCAAAAAACAATTAACCGAAGATGTTTGCGAATTTAACCAAAGGCGCTCCGGTATATGTACTCGATATGCGCGGAACTCCCAAATACTACATGGCGACGCTTGAAGAGGCGCCACAGCCCTATTTCCCCGCTCCCGGGAACTTTCCCCCGGCGCAGCCTTCCGTCAGCTTCCCGGTAGGGGACCAGAAATGGGTCGTCCCGGTAAATGCCGATATGGTGACAAAGGACGGACTCACGGTCACGACATCCCGCGAACGGCTCATAGACGCCATCAATGCGGCAAAGCAGCAGAGCCAGTCCGTTGTGGATTCCTACGAAAAACACAAGGCCAATCTGGAAGTTTTCGATCAGATCATGCGCGAAGTGAATCCCGCGTACGCGGGTCAGGCGCAACGCGACAAGGAGCTCCAGGAGCTGCGGGCAGAGGTGGGACAACTTCGTCAGATGCAAACGGAGTTCGCCTCCATGAAGTCATCGCTGGACGCCTTTCTTAAATCGCAAATGTCTGCTAAAACAAGCAAATCATGAGAATGTGGGAAATCGAAGGCCGGTACCGCGGTGACGGGTACGGCGAGCGTGAAGAAATCGAACGCAAGATGCGCGAAGCCTACGAGTGTGGCTACGAGGATGCCAAACGCGAAATGCGCGACGGCTACGGGGAGCGTCACACGGGAGGCTACATGCCCGACGGCTACGGTGAGCGTGGCGGAGAATACGGCAGCGACGGATATGGCGAACGAAGAGGTGTCCGGGGAACCGGACCCTACTCCAGATTCCGCCGGTAAAACGAATCCGGAGAGGGGAGAAATCCCCTCTCTTTAACAGCGAAACCTATGGACAGAGAAAGATTGGACGCAAGGGACTCCATGCCGGCAGATATTCGCGCATACCTCGAAAAAAACGGATGGTCCTTTTCGAAGAAAATGTGTGAATTTGCCGTCAGCCGCATGAAGGACCGCGACGGGAAGAAAATAGAACCCATCACCAAAGAGCAGATCGACAAATTGCTCAAGACGAACGGTATCGAGCTCAAGCACGACAACGGCTACGACTGTGTATATGTCGCGAATATGGCCCGGGCCGATTACTGGGGATCATCCATTGCCGATGAACAACACCTGGCCCTGTTCGTCAAGGATTTCATCGACGATGAAGACGCCTATCCCGGGCTGCCCTTCACACGATATTTCGCCGATCTGATAGGGTCGGGAACAAATGTTCCGTGGGAAGATGTCCTGTAACAGAATCAAATCCAGAACGCGGCTCGAAAGACCGTATGTGAGGATTCAAAAAGTGTATTCAACGACATGAAGCTGCGGGATCTGAGGATAGAGAACTATGATTGGCATGTGCGGTTTTACTTCGCCGTACATGGCTATCACACGCGCTCTATCCTTTTTTCTTTGGAACAGATAGAGTGTCCCAGGCCAATTATGGAGCGAGTACGGGAAAATTTGGAAAAGGCCGATATGGATTCGGGATTCACCTATTCCAACAAGACCCGGCGAAGGTCTGTCGTAGTCGTAGGATTGGCGTCATCCCAGGCACAATTCCTGAACTCTTTCGAGCATGAACTGCGGCACCTGTGCGACGACATCGCCGTAGCATCCGCAATGCCGATGCAAGGCGAAGAAGTAGCCTATCTGACAGGACAGATAAATACAATGCTTTGGAAAGATATTCACCAATTTATTTGTTGCAAAGGTAAATGCGACGGTTATGGACAAACAAACTAAATATCTGATGTCATTGTTGGAGATCAGCGAATGCTGCTACCCTATTTATGTAGCCGTAATCTGCGAATTGATAGAATCGATATAATAGCTGGATAAGATCGGCTTTTATATCTTCGTCAATGTCCCGACAACGTGCGAAAGGCGCACTTCCTTCGTGTGCCCCGAAAGATACGTTATAAAGTAGCTTCACGTCCGGCTCCCGCCCAATAGAGTTCAATGCTTGAAACGACATTAACAGAATGAATCAAAAGAACACTTTTATCGTCTAATTGCAATTATGCAATAGGATGAACGGATGTAATTCTACATCATATATTCCGAATTGCACGGTTATTATCCTCTCCCTTTCCGCAAATTCATCAAAATAAAGGCAGCTCCTGCTGCCATCCGTCAATGTGTTCTCTAATATTCCTTTTGAATTTCCGCCATAAAAACGGCAAGGATTTGTGTGCCTTGAATCGATAGACGAAATCATGGCGATAACTCACGCCCATCCTTGCTTCCCGGCAGATAATCATTTCGAGCAATCGATTCCGTGAATAACTGATGTATATTTCGGAATCGTCACGTGCCCCGCCTCTGCGTTCGTTTTTCCTATATCGTCCCATTTGCAAATTCCGAATAAATCATTATATTTGTATCGGTGTGAGGGGTGATTCTTCGGAATTGCCTCTTTTTTATTCATCTTCGAAGGCGTCCGGTACTTCTCCGGAATGTTCCCGACAAAAACCGATTGGCCGGATCTCTGGGCCGCTGCAATCTTCGAAAACAATAATTGCCATGTTTCCGTCCGATCTGCATCCAATCAATTCACAACTATTCGGAATGTCGATTCTCACCTCAAATCTCCGATTCATAGCTACCTGCTTTTTGAGTATATCGCCGACCGCAACTCTCCAAAACGCGGATTAAGTGCCTCCGGTGTTCTGGTGTATCCTTATCCGGAGCAACATAAAACGTTACCCCCGCAATTCGAATTATTCTCGTACATTTATTTTCTATTGCCAGAAGTTTAGCACGATCTACTGTACCGTTTTTAGATGTATCTACTGCCATATGAATAAAAAAGGGAGCGATTTTGCCTCTCCCGGTTAAAACTTCTCTTTCCTTATTTGTTCTTCCAGCTCTCTTTCCGCCTTGCGTATGTCCCTCTGCAACTCCTCCAGCCGGGTGATCTGTTCTTCACTCATGCGTGGACACCCCGAGAGCCAGCTGCTGTAATTGGGCGTACTAATTTTGCCGCAGGCGATACTCCCCACCCGCAGACAGTAATCGTAATACTTTACAAACTCATCTTCCGGAGCGTCCCGGTCTATGTCGGTGATGATGTCCTCCATCCGAACTATATAGTCCGCGCATTCGGCGATCCCGCCGACATCGCCGCCGACCCAGCTCCGCGCGGCATCCTCATAATCGTAGCCGTGTTTCTCGCAAAAAGCCTGCAAATAGGCGTTGCAGGCTTTTTCGTAGTCTGATTTAAGTTTCGTGTTCATAGATATTCTTGGTTAGTTACTTGGTTAGTTAAAATGCACAAAGCATCTTACTCGTTTTCGAGAATCGGCCGCCAGCCGATGACCATATCGTCATCTAAAGATCCATTGTTCTCGTGCCAATGATGATTCCGGCCCCCATTTGCTTTGTAAAAGGCAATGCAGTATTCACGGCATAATGTTGTTTTAACTAAAACATCTCGATTATCATTTGGCAGCTCCACCTTCGGGTCACGCCAGCGGGTCAATTCATCGCGCTCGGATTGGGCACCTGCGGAAAAGCCATTTATAAAGCATGTTGAGTATAATTCCCCCTCCTTGTATTCATAGTCAAGCCATGCAGCATTTGCTCTCTCCTTAATTGTTTTCATTCCTCGTTCAGTCTTTGTTTGAATGCGTTTAATGCACTGCAATCGGGGCAATTTCCCCCATTACTTGTTTGTATTGAGTAAATTGGGCAATCCTTGCAAAATGCTTCGATCGCTTTATCCCGCATCCTTTCCTCGGCCTCCTGCTCGGCGAGTTCGACGGCCCGTTTAGCTTCTCCCAATCTCAACTCACACTCTCCCAGATTCTCGGCATACATAAACGCTATCGGAGCTACAACTTTCAATAGATATTCCCGGGCCTTTTTACTTTTCATAGTCCTTTTTCAATGCCTTAATCGTTTCCACAAAATCTTCCACTGTATGAGTAGGGGTTATCCCGAATCTACGGCAAAAATCATCCTCTTCGTCATAGTCGCACAGCCAATACTCATAGTTATTCGCCAATATCGCCTTATGCCGAAGCCCGCAAATCAAAGGGGAGCCTCGTCGTAATCCAAGCGCAAGCATTTTCATATGAAAACCAGTATCGGCGCTTTGATACAAGTACGGCGCTCCAAAAAGCGCAACTCCAAACACTTCGCCTTTCATTGCTCGCCTCCTTTCAGAAATTCGGGATTGTCGTGGATGTTGCCGAAGACCTTTGTCGAGCCGTCAATTTTCAGCCAATCACACTCCATGGGGAATTTGTCTTCCGATGAATTATACAAGGCAAAGCCAGCCAACGCATCATAATATTTCACCATGCCAAAACTTTGCTTGCCTTGTGATATAATCAGATATGGATTGCTAAATCGAATGATATCCCCCTCATAAACCTCCTTGCCATTGCGGTCTTTCAGGCCCGTAAACTCGCCGACGGTATCTTCATTGACTGGTGCGATGTGATGATATTGGCCTACATTAAAGCCATCATCTGTGTAATTTTTACTATGTACTCCGATACAAACAGACCCATCATCGTACTGTAACAGGTCGCCATATTCCCACTCCCCGTTGTCGAGGCGCTTGCCCCGGAATTTAATTTCTCTCATATTTCAAAATGTTTGAAAGTTTTTCAAAGTTTTGCAATGTTCTGCATCGAATCTCGTTGTTTCACCAACTCAAATTCGTAAACTACCCGTAAAGATCGTTGAACATTACTTTTTTCATTTCCTCTGATCGTTTTGATTCTCCTCAATATCGGGGTTGTCGGCCTTGCTTTTGTCGAAAAAGCGGATTCCGCCATTGATAGTCAGCATGTTGATATTCATCCCCTGCTTCAACAAATCGTAGATTGCGGTTGTCGCTATCCCAATTGCAATGACGGAGATAATAAGAATAACCAATATTACGGCCCATGCAATCGAGCGATAGGGTTCCCCGGATATAATACCACATAAAACAATTGTCAGTGTTCCAAAAAGAAAACTTGTAAGTAAGTGTTTTTTCATTTCCTTTCGTATTCATTTATCGTTTCGAAAATCTGTAATGCCACCTGCGGGACTATGGCGTTACCGCAGGCTTTGACGGCTTCCCGGCACCACCGAGGAAAGGCGATACCAACCAATTCACCGGGAAACCCATCATCTCCGCCACATACAGGGGGTTGAGTCGGGAACCCGTTCCAGTCCGGTATTCGTCGCTTTGCATCGCTGTTTTGGGTAGTCCGTTGCGTATGCCCTGACTGGCAGGAAGCGTTACATTCTTCGCATCGTTGGCGGTCGGAGTAGGCAACAATCCCATTTTCGACGCCATTGCCAGCGTCGGACGTTCCGACGCATTCGGGGAGAGGCTTTTGTTCATTCGGCCGCTTCCTGCGTCTATCGCCGTCGGGGTAGGCAACAGGCTCAACGGCATAAAAACCATCTTCCCGTTCACGCATCGCTTCAGCCCCTGCGTCTGTACGGTGGGCAACAAACCAACATCTGTCCCGACGGTGGGGAGCGCCGACACCGCAAGCCGGAATAATGTACGGCTGCACCTCGTATCCTGCCGCCTCCAGGTCAGCGCACACCTGTTCGAAGACCAACCCTTCCGACCAATTAACGATTCCGTAAACGTTCTCGCCCACGACCCAGCGGGGTCGAACAGTCCGAATAACGTCGAGCATCGCGGGCCACAGGTAGCGATCGTCTTCTGTGCCTCGCCACTTTCCTGCGAGCGAGAACGGCTGGCACGGGAATCCACCGGTAAGCACGTCGATACGGTCTTTCCAAATGGTAAAATCTGCTGTTCGTATGTCTTCGTATTGCTTTGCATTGGGAAAGTGGTATTTGAGTATGGTTCGGCAAAAAGGATCGATCTCGCAGTTGAAAGCGTTCGTCCAGCCAGCCCACTCGGCGGCGAGGTCGAACCCGCCGATCCCGCTGAAAAGAGAGGCGTGGGTCATAAGAGATCATCGGTTATCCCCGTTTCCGTCGATCACGCCGCGATCGCGGCGGCTGGCGAGTTTGTCGAGGTTCTGCTGCATGACCTCTTCGAGCGTCAAGCCGTAGCGATCGTTGAACATTACTTTTTTCATTTTCTCTTTCCTTTTAGCTCCGCAATGCGGCGGAGGATATATATCTTCATTGCTTCTGATTTAAGTTCATCCGAAGTCATCGCAAAATGCCATAGATGCGCATATTCATCCGAATTATACCCGTAGCGTATGCCAACAACCGTCCCATCCATATCCTTACGAACTGAATGGACACGTATCTGACAACGCCCCTCCCGCCTCAGTCGGCGCAGTAGTTTGGTTTTCATATCTTCTCGTATTCATTTATCGTTTCAAAAAATCGTCAGTTGTACCGACTTTAGCTGGCGTGTCCCCGCCGCCCTTGCCTGCCTTTCCAGATCGAGCACGCGGGCGTAATTGTAAGTGGCGATCCATTTCATGTTGAGTGGCAGGAGTTGCAAATCCTCCTCCGCCGTTTCGGATTCGGAACGGAGCGTACCTTCGTCCATCTCCGGCACGATTTTCAGGAGGTTCGGCGTGGAGAAGTGCCACCACCACGGCAGAAGGTGCTTCATCACATCGTAGCGCGGGCTTCCCATAAGTCCCCGGCTCTTGCCCGTGTAGTACAGCCATTTTTTCTCGAACGGCCGGTATTCCACGGGAACGGCGCGGAAATCGAAAGGGTCGCCTGGCCCGAACTCGCGCAGGTTTTTCCACTTGTCGCCGCACCACAGGGTGAGGAGGTCGGCCCCGCATTCCGCAAAGTTGTCCCGGTTCTCCCAGGCGTAAAATTCCGGGGGCAAATCCGCAACCAAATCGTGCCCTCCGATCCCGCTGAATAGTGATGCGTGGGTCATAAGCGATCATCGGTTATCGCCGTTTCCGTCGATCACGCCGCGCTCGCGGCGGCTGGCGAGTTTGTCGAGGTTCTGCTGCATGACCTCTTCGAGCGTCAAGCCGAAGCAATCGGCAATGCCCGCGATAAACCACGCACAATCCCCGACCTCTTTCATCAGCTCGGATTTGTAACCCTCCACCTCTTGCAGATCACCCGTATTGAAGACCAAATGATCCATATCCAGCCGGCACACTCCCTTTCGGCGCCATTTGGCGATCTTGTCGGCGATTTCGCCAATCTCGGCCATCAGACCGAAAAGCATATAGGTCGCATTCTCGCAACTCGGCAGCCGCGTACTCATCGCGCGTGTCTGATATTCGTTCGCTCTCATCCTTTATAATTCTTAAAATCAATACTATTGAAAATAGATTTGTGATTACACCAACGGGCTAATCGCTTTTGCTCCTTTGTCGGTTCGATATTGTTTTCGAAATCTCGATATGGTTGGGCAAAGGGACTTACTCCCAATCGCTTCAGAGCCTCAATGCGGACCAAACTTTCGTGTACATCCCCAATTAAAGCATAGACAAAAATTCTATATGGTTTTATGCCGCGCTTGGACAACTCCTGCACAACCTTTGTCACAGAATCTAACTGACTGATTCTGTCGCATGCAAACCGGACGTATCTTATCCACTTAACCCGCGATAGCAAGTCAAGTATATATTTATCGGCACACGCCCGGCGAGCATCCAACCCTTGATTAAAATCAACAGATATGCCCGTGCGAATTATTTCTTCGATTTGTTCCAGCCCGAAATCCGACGCCAGTACATTGTTATCCAATAATATAGCCCGACGCTTATCGCCGAGGAACTCCCGGAGCGGGGATGCCGGCCGGATGGAGCCTTCCTTGTGCGGAACGATGCACCACGGGCAACCGTTCGGGCAACCGCGTGTTAGGAATCCGAAAGCCTCATTCACACTGTAAAGCGAATAATCAGGACAGATATGTTCAATCTCGTCTGGTAATGTTGTTGTATAGTCCTTATAACCTGTTCCCGCCCGTACGATCTCGCACGGGTAGTAGTCTGCACAATCAGCCGTGAAAGTGAAAACTTTAGACATATACACTCGATCGTACCTACCGAACATCGGATTGGCGAACTCAACCGAATCCCCGTGCGACTTATGCCAAGCCGAAAGTTTCATCAATGCCAAGTTCGGAAAATGATGACCATCTACATCTACTAATCCTATATTCACTCTTTGTAGTATTTTCAGTTTTTCCTGTTAAACTTCCTCTCGACCAGATCGCACAAATCCAGGTACATCGCATCGGCATTCTTCTCTTTCACTCTCTCCCGGAACCCCGCTATATTCGACAGCCAGCAGCCGCAACGGACATAAATGCCGTCTTGCAGGTTGAAAAAGTAAACCTTGCTGCCAATCCGAGAGCCGAACCCGACAAAAGCCAGGAAAGGATAATCGCCGATATATTCGCCTTTCCCTTCGAAGGAGCACTCCTCACCGAAAGAGCAATCCTCACCGAAAGAGCACCACTTGCCGAAGGAGCACTCCTCGCCGAAGGAGCACTCCTCACCGAAAAAGCACTCCCCACCGAAAGAGCACCACTTGCCGAAAGAGCACTCCTTACCGAAAGAGCACCACTCGCCGAAAGAGCAATCCTCACCGAAAGAGCAATCCTCACCGAAAGAGCACCACTTGCCGAAAGAGCACTCCTTACCGAAAGAGCACTCCTTACCGAAAGAGCACCACTCGCCGAAGGCGCACCGCTCGCCGAATGTTTGTATATCACTGTAATCCCCCGAGGGGTATTGTTTGATTCCGTCGATCACCTCGAAGGCGTCGAAATCTGCCTGTGTGTATTTTTTCATTTTCGTTAATCTATTAAATTCAATTCGATGATTCCGTCTATTTTACAATCCTCGATCCCGATACACTCCAACAGAGCCGGGATGCGTACAAGAGGTTTGGCCGGGTTGAAGTCGTAGCGGCCCGAAATCCGACCGTTGAGAGAGCTGATGATCCTACACAGCGACAGCACGATGTTGTAAGACCTTTGAGGAGCCTCCAACAGGATACAGCCGCTGATGGTCCGATACGCCTCGTCCGTCTTGTCGTTGTACTGCCGGGCGGCTCGGTCGTCGATCTTGCGAAGCATCGACCACGCGACGCCGTGAGCCTGCGAGACCAAAGTCTGAGCCTGCGTATAGCGGCGTTTGGTTTCATGGTGGAACAAGCCGGATGCCGTGAGTTCGGACTCAAGGTCGAGCATCGCGTAGTTCAAGCAGCCGACCAGCGTAAGCATCCGCACCGCGAGCGGCACGTACCGCTCGTCTTCCGGCCGAGGACCCCGCGCGAGCAAGCGAGTGTTCATCCAGGCCGTATGTTTAATCAACATTGCCTGGCGGTAAGAAAGGTTGGTCATATAATCAATGCGTTTTACCCATAGTGAACCACTCGGCAGAATGAAGCCAGTGATAAAATTGTCGTTTTGTCATTTATCCAAATAATTTTGAACTGCCGTTATAGCTTCATTCAGTGTGCGAACAAGTACATACTTGTTTCCAACCTGTTCAAAAGATTTCTGCCATTGTTTTTGTGCTGGGGTCTGACGACTTCCTTTTACTTGGGTCTTAAATTCCAGTCCCAGTACACCAAACCCATCTCGGGGAACAAGTAACAGTAAATCCGCCGCTCCAGCCGTCATTCCTTCAGCTTTCATGATGGCCGCCTCGGTTTTACTTCGCAATCCGCCATTGGGCACGCTCGTCAAATTCAAAGCATACTCGGGGTATTGAAGCCGGAACCAACGTACAAAAGCGCGTTGGATGTTCGATTCAAGGTGTTTCATCTCGCCGATATTTCGATCGTTTTCTTTTTTCGACCAATTGCCGGATAAACTCCGCAGCTTTGGCGTCCGTTACCGGGTGATCGCTACTCATAGCCTCGGCTTGCCGTATCGTGCGGTTCTCGCAGGCATTGCATCGATCCTCGAAATATGTCTGAAACCAACCGTATATGATCGATCCGTCTATTCGTCCGTACAGTTGTCCGTATTGCCCTCGTTTGGCATTGGTAAATACCAGGTTTACATCGGCAAGGTTCAACGCCCAGAAATCGTCCAAAATCATGTAGGCCGTTTCCGTTACCTGTGCGTCGTTCATCTTGGCTGAAATATTGAAAAACTCCTGTACATTGACGATCCAAAGTACCAGATATGCAGCCGTCCATTTTTCGCCGTATGTCGCTCGCAATACAGATAACACCGGCATTTGGGATTCGGCACAAGCCACGGCCGACTGCATACGGCGGCAGCTACTCTGTATTGCCGCCACTGAGTAGCGTTTCAAGAACTCCACGCTTGAAATCTTCGCTAACGCCGTTGTTGGCGGTTTTTTTGCTAATTCCGTTGTCATTGTAAACTTTGTTTTGCGGGCTGTTGATCGAATTTGTGAGCGTTTGCCTCCAGTTGATAGTCTTTGTGCGCTGCTTTCGCTTATGCTGCCATCCGGCTTCCGTTGCCCAGAAGTTTACGCAAGCCTTTTCGAGCGAGAGGGCAATGTTGAGATTCGGGTTGAAACGTTGTTGCGTCGAAATCCAAGCGTCATCCTGTAGGAGCGTCTTATAGGCCTTGCGTAACTCGTTTTTGTAAATCTCAAAATCATCACGCCACGTCAATATCCGAGCTTCTTCAATCCCTGCATCATCCTTGCGGAGCGTCTTACGGGATTTGCGTTTAGGAAGATCGGATTCGGGGTTCTCGGTCCCCTCGCACGCGCCTGCGTTATAGTCTTCTACCGGGTAAGAAATAATATTATCTCTCACAGATACTCCAGTATCTTCTACGCCAGTAGAAGTACTGGTAGTAATATACTCCTTATCCTCTCCTTTTATAGTCACTGATCGTTCAGTGATCGTTCCGTGATTATTCAGTGATCGTTCAGTGATTTCATATAATGCGCTGTCTAATAATTCTTTACGTATATTTACATCCTCCAGATTAGGTCTGTTGATTACTTGATGACGGGAAAAGGTTGGCAGATAATAGAATCTTTCCGACTTAACGGAAAGCAGACTAATAAATCCGGTTTCTTCGAGCATCTTCAACCAGCCTTCGAATTGTTGGAGTTGTATTTTGTCGTAAGGGAATATTTTAGACTTCAGCCAAACGGGGTCGGCTATTACTACGCCCAAATCATCGGCAAAATTCCAAAGTCCGATGTAAAGCAGCCTGGCATCGCGCGATAAGCGGCCGATCTTCAGATCATCCCAAAACTGGGGTTTTATGCTTCTGATTCTGGCCATACCATAGCGTTATTTTGGTTGTTGATCATTGTCTTCTTTTAGCATATTCTGCAATACATCGACAAGGTCTTTCGCCATTTCGGGCGTCAGGACAATCCCGTTGGGGTATTCATCATCTGGAGCTACATCTTTGATTTCGATGAAGTAAGCTCCATTGACATATACCTCGACTTCCCTTATGTCCGGATATTCTTCTGAATCTATGATATGATAATGTTGTGTAAGCATAGTTTACAATTTTAAGCGTTCTTTCTCATAGCTTATCATAGTCCGAAGGTTGTCGCACTGATGCTTGCAAGATGCATTGATACGGTCCAACCACTTTTCTAAAGCATTCAGCTCCGAAGCAGAACTGTTCACCAATTTTGTCGCCAACGATGGTGACAAACTGATAATCGTTTCTTTTTCATCGTGAAACAGCGTGGCCACCGCTGCGTCACGCATTCCGACAACCTCACTCAACAATTCACCGCTGCGAGCGTAATAAACACCCAGCTGGTCCAAACGCTCTATCATGGCTTCGATATTGGGATTATTCATACATTCAAGAGCCATCTGAATATTCCGAGCTTCCTTCCGTATTTGTTCGATTCTTTGCATGGCGTTTTATTATTTTTTTATACAGGATTCTACCCATACGGATAGCATTTAGTCCTCGGATAGTCGAGGCATCGCAAAACTCCAAATCACGCAGAATACGTACTATTTGCCGAATCTCCCAAGACTTGATTTCATAACCGATCATGGGATTCCGAATATTAGAATGGAAGGTCATCTACCCTATCCGCCGGAGGCATATCCATAACACTCTCCGCCGTAACCGGTATCGAACTAAAGTTTATGGCCTTACCGCGTCCAATGAAAACACGGGGTACTTTCGCCTCCCGTTCCTCCTTGGTCTGACGCATAAATACCGAATGGGTATTTTCGTAGGAATCCGGTTCCCGGAGCTGCGAAACGCATACGGCGATATACTTCTTGCCATTCTTGGCGATTTTAATTTGATCGCGGGGAATATCCGAAACGCAAATCGATACATTGATAAGTTCTGACATAGCTACGGTTGTTTTTTGAATGTTGTTTTGATACTCGTTTTACTACTTCGAACGGGCGGGTAAAGCATCTCACCCGTTTGGGGATCGGCAAGCCCGGAAACAGGCAGTTGCCGAAGCATTGTTTCTCGCTCTTTAATGTCAGCTTTCAAGGATTCAAGAGTTGCGTACATATCATATAACTTACTGTCACCGCAATCCGCATAATCGTATTTGACACCGACCTCGGCTTCTTCCAACCGGCAATCCCCGAATTGGTGCGATTTCCCGTATTGGGATAATTCGCGGAGTGTGATGTCCCGGATCTCTTCATTATCCTTGAACGCCTTGATTGCCGCTTCCATCCTGCTGATATTGATATGGGCCGTTATCGGGTCAATATCCCCGTTTACGACAGCCCTGACCGCCCGAGAGGTCAATTCACTGACCGAGACCGTTTCACAGAGCAATAATGAATTATTTTCCATGCCGAGCCATCTTATAAGAATTGAACAAAGCCGCATAACGTTTAAGCACGTCAGTATCGGCGTCATAAGATTTCAGAAGACGTGCGGCAATATCGAAATCTGCCGCATAGCCTGAAGCGGTCCATAAGTCATACCCCCAATTAAGCAGACAATCGCACTTGATCGGATCGTCAAGCATATCTGTCGTAATCCGATGCTTTGTCCGGGGCGTATCGGGCCGGGCCGAAGCGAGAGGGTCCGGAGCAGCTGCCGCGCATTTTGCTGACATATTGCGCGATTTACCCTTGAATACATCGGCACCAATCCCGAGCCAGGACCCGATCTTTGTCAAAGCATCGGTTGTAGCCCCCTTGTGGGCATCACCCAAATCTGAGTTATCGTTACCTCCATAACATTCATAATAGATACCATATTCAGGTATCTCGAACGTTACCTTGACAACCACCATCTTATTGTCACGGGCAACCTGTTCGGAGCGGACACGCCAGCTACCTACTCCGAATACGTCATTCAGACGCTCGGTAACGTAGATCGCTTTGATCGTGGACAGGTAGTTCTTTGTCGGATGCGGCGATATTGCCTCTGAAGGCAGCGGCCGATCCAGTAATCTTTTCTGTTCTTCGGATATTTTACGCAGTTCCATATTCTCAATCTCTATCGGTTATCACTCGTGATGCGAACTTTTTAGAATCGCTATACCGCATCATATATTTGGTTTCCTTGCGTATCTCGGCAGCCGAGTTGCCTATTCCAAGAACCCGAGGCAACAATGTTTTGCGGGCGGTTGATTTCGTAAATCTCGATTCTCGTTTTCATGTCAGCTATTTTAACAATTCATTCAGTTTCTCCATCACCCGGGGAACCTCCTCGTCCGTGGCCGTACACCAGGCGCTCGCTATGCTCGTTTCCTCCCGTATCGGGACGTCGATCCATTCCGTCATTCCCATCGAATGCACCGCGCCCTGCCGCTCGGTTTCCACCGTATAGCGTCCCTGCACCGCAACGCCGTGATATTCTATCTGAAAGTCGAAAGATTCCATAGGCCCTGCAACTGTCCTTCGGGTGATGTAATCGGCGATGCGTTTGGCGAAAGTCCGAATCTCCTGATCGGTCAGATGAATTGTCGTTTGCGGCCGGTTGAAACGGGTGCTCTCGAAGAAGTAATACTCTTCCGAGGGTTCTTTCCGAGTGGACGGCGGCATTTGAGCCGTGTCGGTGACGTAGTAGGAAGTATTCATCGCTGTTCGAAAATTTCATTCAACAGATAGCGGGTGATCCGCATACGCCGGGGACCGGACAGCGCCCAGCCGAACACCGCTGCGATCGGTGCGATCACAACGGCAAGCGTTATCGCGTGTGCCATACTCTTACCGAATTTCGACCCGATAGACACGGGGTCGGTTTTGGAGTTTATGTGCCCGGCGGCGGGACTTGTCGATTGTCCGGCGCACCTTGCTCTTGAGGCGGTACCACGCACGCCAGAGGCGGCCCGCAAGCGTGCCCCACAGACTTTTGACTGTGCTTTCGGAAAAGAAGGTTTGCATGTTGGTAAAGATTTACTTGTGGATGATATTTGCTGTTATTCTGCTGCTTCGACAAACTCGCCGCCTTTCAGTTGATAGAAAACATCCTCCTTGAGCGATTTCCCATCGATCTGTGCAGACCTTACGCACACTGGTTTCAGATCCTCGCCATATTCAGCGAGGGTAATCCAGCTACCTTTCTTTGCCTTTATTTTTGAATCTATACCTATGGCTGCTACAACAGCATTGTTACCTTCGCTTTCGATCTTTGCGAGGTAGCCCGAGGAGCCGATCTTTGCGAGGTAGCCCGAGGAGCCGATCTTTGCGCCGTAGCCCGAGGAGCCGATCTGTGCGCCGTCGCCCGAGGAGCCGATCTGTGCGCCGTCGCCCGAATTAACATTGTCGGTCGGACCCTCTTTGATGCACTTCTCGTAAATGAAATCTATACCAGCTTTAATGAATCCTTTGAAATCGAGTTTTGCCCCGATGTGAATCTTTGTCGTCGCCGTTTTATCCGAGTCGGAATGACATCGCCCCAAAGCTGTTACATGATGCACAGGGATGAACTTGCATTCATCATCCAGCATATCACGATAGCTAAGGACAGAGAACGGTGATTCGCAGAAATGAAAGCCTCGATTACAAACTTTCAACTCAACATCCTCTTCGTAAGTCTTGCCCTCCTCGAATTTGAAGCCCAGGCAGGTCATATCTGCATTGAACCCTTTAAATCCATCGATATGTTTTTCTTCGCCGAACTCTTGCGGAAGCACCACGTTATCGCCGAACGAGACGCTTTTGAATACTTCCACAATCTCTTCGACCGAGAATCCAGCGATGCCGCATCCGATCTTGGTTACATAGAAAACCTTATCGGTATTGTACCGTGTATAGTCTGCGAATCTCCGTACCGATCGCGTCAATTCCTCGGTAGACACCTTGTCCATCTGTTCATCGAGCGTAGGGATAGCGTAGGACTGGCCCTGTAAGCCCTCGCCGTGCCCCATGATCGCGCCGAACTTCTCGACCGCGACACGAGCTGCGCCGCCAACGTGGTTACCGGCCTTATTACTGCCGAATACAAAGACCTCGTTCTGTTTTAATTTGGAAATGTTCTCTGGGGTAAATACTTTGTTTGACATTGCACGTAAATTGTTTTGATTAAAATTTGCACCCTGTCGTCATCGAAGACCACGACTGAATCGCAGGGTATATCGCTACCGGCTCCCCGAATTGCTCCGGATCGTCGCCTGCTTTTTGGTATTGATCGGCCTAATATCCGCCCTTCTGCGCCAAGTCGCTCGCCGGGTTTTACATCCCTTCGGATGGTTCTCGTATTTCAATGAACCGCTTATTCGTTCAAACCTTTCTGCCTTGCGGCCGGGGTTTATGGCAGGCTTTAGGACCCCTACGGCTTCCGTGCCGTCCTTTGCGCCCGCACCGGGACATTCAACCCGATACGGACTTTGAAAATCCGCGCCCGGAAATGGCAAACACAACTAATCTCAACTCTTAACCTTACTCGAATGAAAGAACTTGGGCGCGGATAGTGCTCGGTTGATCCGCTACCAGGGCCGACCAGTACAGCATAGAAGTACATATTAGTCACTGGTTCGGTAGCAGCCTATCTGTCATTTTATTTGCGGTTAGCACTTTCGGCGATACGCGCAGCTGCAACGGCCCGTCTGTCCTCCGGCAAAGTCGTACGGGATTCGATCCAAGCAAGAAGCTCCTTTTTGGAAAACACCGTGCGGCGTCCAATTTTCTTAAATGGGATCTTTTTTAGAAAAACCCAATTATAAATCGTCGAACGGGTGGTCGGGATACCTTGCTCCGCAATAAACCGCACGGCTTCTTCAACCGACAAATTGTCGATTTCTACCGGTTCATTCTTACGCCTGAAATCGGCGAGCTTCGGCAGAATCGCCGCCACTTCGTCAGCGACAATAGAGCGCAATTCTGCGGGAGTGGTAATAATAATTGGCTCGTTCATAATGCTTTATATTGATTAGGGAGTGCGGCCAGATTCGAACTGGCAAACATTCCACGTCTGGAATGCCTTTCAATCGGTTAGCTTCTGTTTGAACATCTGCGCTCTTCAGGGTGTACTGTCCATTAAGCGCATCGTGAGTACACTTGGTCTTTACCACTAATCGATTTGTAATACCATTCTACCACGCACTCTTTGTCGTTATTTGTCCTCCTTCTTCATTCGCAGCCGCTCAACGGGCACGCCCTTCAACTTGGCGATCTCGTCCATCGTCACCTCGACAATCTCCTCCTCAGGAGCAGGATCGACGATGAGGCGGAAACCATCCTCGTATAGCTCATCGCAGGTGTAGTTAGTTAAAGCTCTCCTTGTATCGATAAATTTGCCCACTATGAGTTCTCCGAAGCGGAAGATAACCTCTATAGTTCGGGATGATCCGTCTTTTTTTCTGAGTCGATCCCCCACCTGCCAATCCTTGTAGGCTTCGATCTCTTCGGCGGTTATAGGAATAAACCGGAAATCGGTGACCCTGACATTGGGATGAGCAAAATCTGCTTCGGTTCCAGAGTAAACACACCATGCATATTTATATCCTTTTTTGTCGATGCTGTGAGACCCATTTTTTTCATTTTGGCATAAATACACACATTCATCTACCACTCGAATTATCCCTGTGGCAAGAGTACCATCAATCTTACACCGGAACCTCCGGCCTTCGCAGCTAAGTAAATCTTTCAGCACATTCTTTTTTATTGGTTTAATACTTTCAATCGGCCGGAGCAAATCCTCCGACATTTGGTCTATGATCTTTTCAATATCTTCCCACACGAACGCCACCAGCCGGTCTGTGATATTTGTAATATCTTCCGTCATGAGCGCCAAGTGTTTGCATGTTTTCTCGGTCGCTTGGCGTTCCCGCCACCATCGCCACGGAGTTTTCATAACTTATCCTTGTATTGGATTGCGAACTCAGCCAACGAATGTACCTCGGCCTTACGGAAGGCGTCGCGCTTCGTTGTGCGCACCGTCTCGGGCGATATGTAAAGCATATCCGCGATCTCTTCATCGCCCATCCCCTCCATATAGAGTTTCATCACTTCCTTCTGCCGCTCGGTCAATCGGGTATCGAAATCGGGGCTACATATAATGCCGGCATACTTGCATTCGCCTTTGATCGGACAACTCACATCCTCGAAGGTGAAGCGCCCCATCCCGTCGATGTCCTGCCTGTTGTCCAACCGTCCGAAATTGCAGCGAATAAAACGGTGGCAGATCAGGAACCGGTAGTAGTTCACGTTTGCACGGCTCTTGCGGTAAATCTCGGCGAGAGCCTTGAATGCTTTCGGATATTCGGTCTCGATGCGGGTAAACAATGCCCCTGTCAGCATCTTGTCTTCGGGCTGGTAAGTATGGACGCCTTCGGTATCGCGTACCATTACCCCTCCCTCGGGATCGTTGAAAAACTCTATATTGCGGATCGTTTGCATATGATGTATTAGTACCGATTCAACCATTCTAATTCCGTCCCGACCCAATAACTGCCGCTCGTACATTTATACGCATGATAAAACCGGGCATCAGTACCGAGTGTTGCGATATATCGTTCTGCCGCACATTTCGTCTTGTGAAATCTTTGAATACGTTTCATATTATCTATCTGTTGTAAAATTCCACGGGAAAGAGGTTGTCGGCGGTATAGCTGCTATCACCGGAATGACGGCGGATGATCTTGGCAAGTTCTCGTCGCTTCAGTATATCAGGCCGGACGTTGCCTACGCGGTAGTTCCATAATTGAGTGTCGCTTCGAATACCGATAGCCTGCTTGCAAGTATCACAAAGTCGCTTGCGTTCTTCAAGGTTAGTGATACTTTGAACATACCGTTCGAAGGGTAAAAGCAATGCTACAGCATTGTTACCTCTTGATTTTTCGCTATTTGTAATTAAATTTGTCATACAATAATTGAATTACAATGCAAATATAGTTCATTTAAGAACTAAAAACAAATAAAATGGGGAAAAATTTAACTACAATTAGAGGCAGAATACTCGAACTTGTTAGAAAACAAGGATTTGAAGTGTCAAAATTTTTTGACGAGATCGGTGAAAGCTACGAAAGTTTCAAGGGTAACAAATTAACCATTTCGCCTAAAGCCGATGTTTTAGTGAAAATTAGAACCAAAATACCAGATGCAAATATTGATTGGATTTTAACTGGTGAAGGTGAAATGTTGAGCTCGACAGCCCAAAATTCAGGAATAAATAAAGAAATTCTCGAAAAATTTTACGCCCTTTTTGAAAGCCGCGAAAACGAACATAAAACCATTCTCGGGCAGAACTCGGAAATCATACGCCAGAACTCCGACATCATCAAACAAAATTCCGAAGTGATGCGGCAGAATGGAGAGTTGATAAAGATTGTGGCTAAATTTATAGAGAAGTAAATGAAGAAGATCCGAAAGATACTAAATTGGTGTGGCTATAATCGCCGCGGAATATATGTCATTTTATCAGTAATAGCTCTTATATTGAGTATTATATCTATATGTTATGTTTTTCAACGAGATGGAAAGCCTCCTTTTGATTATCAAGGGGTATTTGTCGCTATTTTTTCCCTACTTGTAACTCTACTTATCGGCTGGCAAATATACAATGCTATGGAGGTAAAGGCACAATTAAAACAAATGCAAGAATTATATAGAGATTTACCATTTTTAATTCAAGCACAAACTAACCTCGTAAAAGCGATTGGAATATTTCGATGTGGTAAAGGCCGGAATGAAGCTGAAGCGCTAAAAATAGGAGTAATGGCACTACAAAATGCAGTGAACATTAAAAGTGATGAAAAGAATCAAACAGTTCAGGCCATAGTTGAATTTATAAAAAATGACGTTATTCCCTCGCTTACGCACGAGGACGAAATCAACGTATTATTAGATGCAAGTCAAGAGATTAACAGAATGAATAGATTTATAGGATTTATTGATCTGGTGGAATGTGTACAAAATAAAATATCCGAACTGCAACAAAAATATTTGGAAAAACTAACCGACTGTCGCATCCGCCAATAACACAGATCAATCTAACCACTCTATTACATCATGAAAACCCAGCTGCGAAAAGAAGATATAAAGGTCGCCGATAAACTGATGGAAGACCTTAATGTCCAGTATATATTATCCCAAGAGGATTATCAAGGGGTTCAATACAAGCGGATCATCGTCGTGCTATCCGAGATAGGATATATTAAAGATGTTCACTCGCATATTCAGACAACAGACTACACTCCGTTATACTTTGATAACGGAGGGACAAAAGCTATATACCGCAAGCAATGACGAGGCAAGATTACGAATGCGATAAAATTCATCGGAATCGTAATCGCAGCCCTTGCCGGTATTATAACTATTTGGCAGTTTATCAATGACGTTATATACTCACTTGCGCATACGTGATATATCGTTCTCTATATGGCCCATACGATACTTAATATCATCAATATCCCTATATATGAGATAAACGCTTACGGCCAGTGCTACCAGCCCAATTCCAAGTACTAATAACATAACGGTATTTGATGTAGGAAAATTCGTAATTTAATAAGTCTATTTACACGCCTCTTCAATATCGGAAAACATCTGGCGCATTCGTTTATCGTGGGCTTTTATTACCTTGTTGAAGCGGTATTCGGATATAATTACCACGACAAACATAGCAATAAGGATAAACAAAATAAAAATACAAATCATAGCTTCAGCGTTTTTACAAACCTCGGAACTTTCGGCACAACTTCAAAATTCAAATATTATGGAAACAATCACCATTATCCTCGGGCTTGTGATGCTGGTATTCGGCATCCTGCAAATCATACTCTTTTTCAAATTGTGGGGAATGACGAATGATGTCAAGAGGCTGACTGTACGTTTTGATTCTCCAGATATAAACTATATAATCAAAGAGATCCATAAGAAGAATCCTAATATCGCCGATTTATTATTCGAATCTTCATATCGCGCAATGAATAAAGAGTATGGATGGACTAATGAAGGCTATGATTCAATCAAAAACAAATACAAAAAATTATACGCTAAAGCTGGAATAGAATTTCCTTCTGTCTTTGAAAATATAAATACTAAAGAAGATTGGGAATCTACGTTTATGCTATAAGTTCCTACTTTCAAGGCAAAAGAGCCGAGGATAACCTCGGCTCTTTTATTTCCGATAAAATCATTATATTTGCATTGCTAAACCTATATGCGATGCAAGTATGTCCGACAATATCGGATATTTTGCATTTATACAATATTAATCTAACTGCGTCGAGTTCGGTAAGCGGAAACGCCCGACGGCTTGCATATAGGGCCGAGCAACTCGTAACGCAGTTTTTTATTGCTAAACCTATATGAAAAAGCGCATCGAACGTATGAGCCGCATCGAAGCGGCAATTAACCCCATGTACTGCGTCCCCAAACGCAGCGACTTATCGTTAATCGGATCGGCTTTCGAGGCCGCAGGTTTCCGTTGTGTCCGGATCCGCACCGAATGCGAGGCCGAGCACCGCACCAAAGGTGGTGATCCCCGCCGACACGGGATGCTGGTTCTCGACGGTGACCGAGTGATATTGGAGGTATTGCGGTCGAGACCGACTAAAAAAGATAATCAACTCACAATCCCGCCTCAATCATGAACCGAGAAAATGACATATCGAACCGTACCCTATTTTTGATTCGGTCGGTTTGAAATGATAAACAGAAAGCCGAGGGAACTCGGCTTTTTACATTCTCGCATCATATATCTTTTCTACATTCAGCTCCGTTCCGGTCAATGTAAAATATATATTCTGGAGCTGGTGCAGATACTTTATGGGCACATCCACATTGCAATCGTCGATTTCGTCTTCCACCTGCCAACAGAACCCTTCTTTTTTAGGAGATAAACATATCACACGGGGGATGATATAGTAGTCAAATCGTTGGTAACAGTCGCTAAATTCTTTCTCAAAGCCGCATTTTTCCAATAACGTTGGAGTCAAACGTATAGGCCTAACATCTCCTAATACTACTTTATCTAAAATCTCATGATAAAATCCGGCTTCCTTAATTAGCATCTCACCATGAAATAACGTCATGTCTGCACGCGTAATTTCTGCAATATACCCAATTCGCTCAAGATGGGGGTTATACACTAAATTGCCTATTCGAAATGATCGAATATTCAGAGACGGTTCCATATTACATTTCATATTCTAAAACGCATCGAATTCGATGCGTTTATTACTTTAGTTTCATTTGTGTTTTTAAGTTGAGAACTATTTATTCCTCCTCGTTTGAGGTGTCGCATGTAATCGGTTTCGTCGATTTTACCGCTGAAGTAAGGTGCGCTGTTTCGGGTGGCGGATTGTCGGGCAACGTTCCGAGGTATTGCCGAGCGTTGAGGGGTGATACGACAGAGTGTCCGAGTTGGCTTTCGAGTTGTTGTCGGGCAACTTTAGCTACTGTACCGCCCCGTTTGGCGACGTTGGCGTTGGCCTTGAAACCTATTGGATTTTCGTTTCGGGAAAGTTCGGTAGCAGAGGCCTCGGCCAATGAGTTCAACAGCAGTTCGACATTGGTCATATTATCCCGCAGGTTCTCCTTTTTCAACCCCTTGTAACGTTTGTAGGCTTTCGTGGTACGTCCGGCCCACTCCTTCGTGATAATGTCCGTAAGGGTGGCATATTGCGTTCCATCAACGCCCCCGCGTTTCCACTCGTCAGTGAGAAGTTTACGGACTTCGATACTTTTCAAGCGTTGGTTAATCCATGTATCCGAATATCCAAGGCGTTTATAATCGGCTACGGCCTGCTCAATAGATAACTCAGGGTCTTGCATTTGGTCGAGGCGGTCGCTTGCCACCTGCGCCATCCATTGCTTGAAAGGCTCGGCTTTCTGTGACGGAATCGACTGGATAATCCGCAGGACGGTTTTCACATCTCCGGCCAGCGTCTTGCGCATCACTCCCGTTTCTGACCTCATGGCTATCTGGGGACAATTTGTCCCCACGAACGAGGCGAGCGCTTCATCCCGCTTGCGCATCTTCTTGAAATAATCGGTCGGATTCACGGTGTCCGTCAGAGCGGAGATCACGTCGAGAACGGAAAAATACCACGTCTCCGTCCGCTCGTCCCAAACGGTGCGCACCTTGCGGTCCTCGAACAACTGTATGGCCTGCTTTTGTGTCATAGGAATGTAGTTTTATTTATTCCTTTTCTTTTACCTCCAGCACCGTCCCGCACTTCGGGCAGGTGATTGTGTTCGTCGGGTACGTTGCTACTCTTCCGCCTTTTGCTCCGCTTGTTGGAATCCAATTTTGCGGGCGGGTTTGCGTGCCTGCGGTATCTTGACCGACAACGCCGCAATAGCGTTGTAGATATTATCAAGCTCCTTGCGCATATCTTCCGACAGATCGCTGACCGCCTCGGCATTGTCGGCGTCCACCCGCTCCAGTAACGCCAGTTTCGCCCGAATTTCGGCCAACTCGGCCGTTACTGTCGTCGTGGTCGTGATGTAGTTCCGCATCGCTACGAAAGCACGCATAATAGCGATACTTACTTGTATGGCAACGGAGCTTTTCAAAACAGCCGATAACATAGAAACGCCTTGCTCGGTAAACGCATAGGGGTTGCGGCGTAAACCCATCGTGATGGAATTGGTTATCACAATTTGTGATTTCCAATTTTCAGTTTCGGCATCTGTCAGTTGAAACATGAAATCGGGCGGAAAGCGTTCGATATTACGCTTTACCGCTTGATTGAGAGCGCTTGTTGTTACTTGGTACAATTCCGCCAAATCACGGTCCAGCATCACCCGCTGGCCTCGTATTTCGTAAATTTTGCTTTGGATGGGTTGCAGTTCCATATCGTCGTGTCGCTGTGGTTATTCCACCTTTATGGTTATCAATTTCCCGCAATGCAGGCAGGTCTTATTTTCGGTGTTTGATTTCGGATTCCAGCTCCTTTAACTGTTCCATATCCTCCCGATCGGCTTCGATTGCGGCCTTACGTTTTCTGCGGGCGTTGAACTCTTCATAAACCTGGTAGGCGAATGCGTCTTTTTGCTCTTTGCCAACCGTACCGGCATTGGGTAAAAGGGGCTGATCGTTCGATACCAGAATTTTATCTACGTTCTCCCTCCAAAATCCCATCGTAAGGTCTTTCCTGCTCTTTGCCCTGAACTCGGCTGTTTCGAGGAAGATCACAACCAACCGGTTCAAAGAATCGAGTTCGTCGTGTGTCAAGTAGTTTTTAGCAATAATAACGTCCTGCTTGCGTACTACGGCACCTTTCCAGGAGGTAAGCCCCATATTGGGAGCATTTGCATCGGCTCGTTGCATCACGATCTCCGCGGATGTATGTCCTGTTACGGCATAGAGGAGCTTATTTTGCGTTTCGGCATAAAACATTTGCGTAGCCTTGTCCGTCGTGTCGTAATCGCTGCTCAATGCAAACAGATCGCGCACCTTCTGATAAAATCGCTTTTCCGAGGCACGTATATCCCGAATGCGATCCAATAACTCGTCGAAATAGTCGGGGCGGCCGTCTGGGTTTTTCAGGCGCTCATCGTCGATAACGAAGCCTTTACGGAGATATTCGGCGAGATTGCGGTTTGCCCACTGGCGGAATTGCACGCCACGGATGGATCGGACGCGGAAACCTATTGCCAAAATCATTTCCAGTGAATAAAATTTTATTTGATACGATTTGCCGTTTGGGGCAACTGTTAAGTATTCCTTAATAGTTGATTCATCTGGTAACTCACCATCTTTTAATATGTTATTTATATGTTGGCTGATATTGGGAACAGAGGTGGCAAAAAGTTCTGCGATCTGTGCTTGATTGAGCCAAACGGAACCGTCGCGTGCTAATAAGGATACGCGACTTTTCCCATCCACCGAATTGTATAGGATCAACTCTTGCTCCATGATTATTTCCTTTCTTTGACCTCTAACACCGTACCGCATTTCGGACACATTATCGTGTTCGTCGGCTGAGGGGCGAAAAAATCCCCCACGTTACAGCCAATAGCAGCGGCGATACGTTCAAGCACTTCTACACTCGGATTCCCATTAATATGTTGGCTAAGTCCTACGGGTGTAATTCCCATTCTTTCGGCCACTTCTTTAACAGTTAAGCCGTTAGCTTTTATTGATCTCTTTATATCCATAGCTTTAAATGTTTGGTGTTGGTACAAATGTAGCTATAACTTTATTTTTCTACAAAAATAATAGCAAAAACTTTAATTTTTATTTGCATAATTAAATTTATAGCTTTATATTTGCATCAGAAAATAAAACCAATAGCTATAATAACTATGACAACGGCAACCTATACCACGATGCAAAACCTCGCCAAGCAGGCGGCAGCGTACATTACGAAGCTCAACGGCGAAGCCGAGACCTTCGAGATCGAGAGTAACGGTATTACGGCCGTTATCGCATACGACGCCGAGATCGTCGAGGACAAGGGTGACTACTGGACGGCGCCGAGCTGGTCGATCGAGGACGAAACGGTAGCCGTTGAAGCAGTTTATGACGAGGACGGCGAAGAAGACAAAGAAGCTGCTGACTGGTTGAAGAAAATGTTGAACTAACAAATAAAAACAATAGAACTATGAACGCATTTGCATTTAAAGTGATCGACGCGATCAACAGAGAAGGTATTGGCAATGAGGCATGGGGCCTTGTTGAAGAGGTAGATGACACCGTAGCCTATTTCGGCACAAGAGAAGAAATCGAACTGAAAGGCCAGTGGGCGTACGTCTATGCAGATAAAAACGACTTCTTCGGATACATCGACAAAGTCGAACCGACGAGAGTTCTACACGTTGAAGATTGCCAGTTGCTGCTTTACAAACTCGATTAAAAAGCCGTTCGGGCGGCTATAAACAGACCTCAGGCCCGAAGCGTGGCGGCACCTGCCGCCGGTGGTAAAAATGAAAGATATGAAAGACATAAAAATTGGCGACCCGGTGAGATTCGGACGCAATACTGGTGAATATCGAGGACAGTTCGATAAACTGAATATCGCAATGGTACTCGTTGGCAATAGGCTGTATTATGTTACATTTGAAAAAATTGAAAAGCTATGAAGACAAGAAAATCCTTCAAGGTGAACCGAGAGGCTGCGATCAAAATCGCAATGAACACAAACGGTGTATCACGTGAGGTGGCTGAGAGGTACACCAATAGCGAGTTACGCGAAGTATTACGACTGTTAAAACTCAAAGCCAACTTTTAACCTATTATAACAATGAAACGAACCGACCTTTCCATCATCATGCGCACGGCGTGGCAGATGTGCCGCGCGACGGGTGTAACCTTTGCTGAGTGTCTGCATAAGGCATGGCAGGTGTTCAAATTGAAGATAAAGATGCGCGCGGGCATCGTGCAGTTCTTCTACCTCAAATCGAGTACGGGTGAATTGCGACAGGCATTCGGTACGCTTAAGGACGACTTATGCCCCGAAACAAAAGGTGACGACCGTAAGCCTAACAAACACCTCGTAACCTATTACGATACGGTTGCCGAGGGCTGGCGGTCATTCAGAATGTTCAACTTTGTAAAAGTTATATAATAATATGAAACCAACGATGTACGTAGAAAAACGCAGCGATTTGACATTACTCAAAAAGGCATTCGAATTGACGGACGCGACATGTCACCGCACGCGGCTGAAGTGTGGGTGTAAAGCCTACAAAGGTGCAGACAACAATCGCGACAGCCTATTGATCGTCAAATATGACGCAGTAGTGCTTGAGATTATCCGCTGCAAAGGGTGTGTGAAGAAAAGACCTTAAAAATTGCAGCTCTCAATAAAAAATCGTATTTTTAATAAATAATTCAGTAGTAAGATTTGCATAATGTGCCGAACGTGTCCACTTTTGCATCGAACAGATATATGCGGGGTAGTGCAGAGGTTACCACGGCGGGTTAGTGTCCCGCAGGCGCAAGTTCGATTCTTGCCCCCGCTACTAAAAAACAAGCAGTATGAAGATTTTAACGCTTATCATCAAAAAGAAGTGGTTCGACGCTATTCTGTCGGGCGAAAAGAAGATCGAGACCCGCGAAGTACGTCCGACCAATACGAAATACATTTCATACCGAGACAACAACACAGGCAAAGTCTACAAGAAAGACAGTGACGTGCCCGAATCGGCGTGGGACAGCGAGAAGGGCGTTGATACGGTTATCAACCACTACGATGCCATACAGTTCTGGGTAGGTTACGAAAAGAATCGCCCCGGCGCGCTGGTCGAAGTCAAAGGCGTCGAGCTGGTAGATGTTTGCGACGAAGAGACGAAAGAGCCGATTGTGTACGAGCACAACGGTAACGAATATACCATGACCGAGATCGACTACCACCTCGGTAAAGTAATTGAGAAAATGAATTGTTAAACCCTTAAAATCATTGCCGCACTCGAAGACGAAGACAAAAAACAGGGGCGCAAATATCAGCACAAAGACAGAGGCTTGCCGATGAAGCTGCTGCCAGATACGGGACTTATTTTACCGAACGTAATCTAAGAATCGTTGAGGCTTATAATTCAGTAATGAGAGATTATAACAGAAGGCAATCTGCCGCCCGAGGCCTTTCCGTAGGTTAAATCATATTGTCAAACTTCTAAAATTCAAGCTGCACTCGAAATTCAGTAAGAAATCGAATCAATCGGACGACAGGCGCTAGCCGTGTTCGTTATCGTGCAGTAGGCGGTCGTGCCACAAATCGGGCAGGTCGTGCACGTGATATTCGCGCCGCCTTTGGCATGGCAACAGGTTAATCATGACACCGATAGACCATGCAAACGAAGTGATTGCCTCTGTCCGTCAAAAAACGGACAGGGCGATCCTTTTTTATTCATGTGGCAAAGACAGCGAGGTATTGCTCGACCTAATGGCTCCGCACTTCAAAGAGATCGTTTGCGTGTTCATGTATTTCGTCAAGGGCCTCGACCACATTGACAACTATTTGCGAGCAGTCAAAGCTCGTTATGCCAATGTTACCATACTGCAAGTCCCCCATTGGACGTTGACGCGTGTTTTGCGTTGTGGGCTATACTGCATTCCTAACCCCAATGTAAAGCTGTTATCGTTGAAAGACGTTGATGAATCCGTCCGGATGAAGACGGGAATATCTTACTCTTTCTATGGAATGAAGCAGTCGGACGGAATGAATCGCTGTCTTATGTTGCGCGGATACGAGAACGAAGCTATAAGCAATACGAACAAGGTATATCCTCTATCCAAGTGGAAGAAATCGGACGTCATGGCCTACATCAAGGCAAAGAAACTGCCTGAACCCATATCCTACAACAAGAACAAATCGCAAGGTCTGACGTTTTTGCCGGAGGTATTCGATTACCTCCGCCGGCATTATCCGCAAGACCTCGAAAAGATTTACAAAGTATTCCCCTTATCCCGAAATATATTACTGCGATATGACGAAGAGAAAAGAGCAGCAGCCCAAATACAAGCAAAGTGAAACGGTCGTAATCAAGCGATCACAAATCAACTTTGCTCCATACAATCCACGCAAAGAAGACCCTGAAGTCATCAAGAAGCTCAAAAAGAACTTTAAAACTGTCGGCTATCTGGGCGGTATCGTATGGAATCAGTTGTCATCTTATCTGGTTTCAGGGCACAAGCGCGTACAGACGCTTGACATCATCAACAATTACGACGGGACACCTGAAACGGATTATGAGATCAAGGTAGAAGCTGTAGAGTTAGACGACAAGACAGAGCGCGAACAAAATATCTTCATGAACTCGCCCTCCGCAATGGGAGAATTCGACATGGAGAAAATAAAAGTACTTGTACCGGAAATAGACTATAAAGCCGCTGGCCTTTCTGAAGCAGACATGAACATATACGGTATATCCGTCATGCAGGACGAAATAAGTTCAGAACTGTCTGATACGTTAGGTGATTTCGAAGAGATACAACGACCGTTTGAGGAACGCAAGGCCGCGGTAAAGGAGATGAAAGAACAGATTCGTCAACAGGCAGAGCAAAAAGCGGAAGACATCGAATCCTATGTAATGCTCAACTTTAAGTCTTATAGGGCGAAATCATCATTCATGCTTCGGTTCGGGTTCAGGCCAGACGACAAAATAATCCCCGGCGAAATGTTCTCGGATATGGTTGAACGGGTCGAATAACGACAAAAACGACAGTATAAAAAATGGCAATGCCCTCCAAAAAACCGAAATTAGATACCTTTCGCAAGGTTGCAAATGCTTGCGGCGGTATTTTGTCAGACATAGCTGCTAATTTAGGTGTAGAGCGTAGCACAATTTACACATGGTGCAATGATGATGAGCAATTCGCCCAAGCCCTCGAAGATTCCCGTGAACGGTTCGTTGATTTGGCCGAAAGCAACCTGCGTAAATTGGTTGCCGGCGTTCCGGCCATCGAAAAGGACGAGAATGGCGAAAAGAGATTTGCCGGTTGGATCGAACGTCCCTCCGAAACAGCGATCATTTTCACTCTCAAAACACGCGGAAAAAAACGGGGATATGTAGAACGTCAAGAGGTTACAGGAGCAGATGGTGCCGAACTTATTCCACCTCGCACTCTCTCTCCCGAAGAGGCAAGACAATATGGGTTAAAACTTAACGAAGAGTATTAACGCACTACTCCGATTCGCGACATAGACATAGAGCGTACCTTCTGTCTTTCCGGTATGCTGAATTTCACCCGTTACATGTTCAAGCATAAGACGGGGATGCGGTTTATTGTCGGCGATCATCATCGCAAAATATGCGAAGCTCTTGACAAAGTCGTCCGTGGCGAAATAAAGCGTCTTATTATCAATATTGCGCCACGATATGGCAAGACCGAACTTGTCTCTAAGAACTTCATCGCCTACGGGCTGGCGTTAAACCCCCGCAGTAAGTTCATACACCTATCATACTCCGATGATCTTGTTCTCGACAACTCGAAAGAGATCAATGAAACGGTACAATCAGACTACTACCAGCGGCTTTTCCCTGAAGTAGTCGTCGAAAGCAAGAATGCTAAAAAGTGGTATACATCCGTCGGAGGCGGACTGTATGCAGTAAGTGCAGCAGGACAGGTTACAGGATTTGGTGCAGGTCAAGTAAATGATCCGTATAGGGAGCGGCGCGAAATGGGTGATTTTATTCCTGCGTGGGAAAGCGATTTTGCGGGAGCTATTGTTATCGACGACCCGATCAAACCGGAAGATGCACTATCCGAAACGATCCGCGAGCGGGTGAACAATCGCTTTGAATCGACTATCCGCAACCGCGTGAACTCGCGCAATACGCCTATCATAATCATTATGCAACGGCTCCATGAGCACGATCTATGCGGCTATCTTCAGGAGATCGAGCCGGAGGAATGGACGGTACTTTCGTTGCCCTGCATCTGGCATGACGAAAACGGACAGGAACAGCCTCTCTGGGAATTTAAGCATACGCTGGAGGAACTGCACAAAATCGAGAGATCGAACTCATTTGTCTTTGAAACGCAATATATGCAGAACCCGAAGCCGCTGGAAGGTTTGATGTATGGAGAGTTTAAGACATACGACATAATTCCATATGCAGCATCTATGAAGCGAAAGAACTACACGGATACCGCTGATACCGGCAGTGACTATCTGTGTTCTATTTGCTATACGGAAACTCCCATCGGCAATTTCGTGACGGACATTTTATATACACAGAAACCGATGGAATATACCGAGCCGGCAACAGCCGAGATGCTGTCCCGAAACAAGACGGAGATCTGCTACGTCGAGAGCAACAATGGCGGCAGGTCTTTCGGGCGCAATGTTGAGGCGCAGTGCCGAATAATCGGTAACAACTTTACATCGTTCAACCCATTTACGCAGACCGCCAACAAAAGGGTGCGTATTTTCACGCGATCGAATGAAGTGCAAAACCTTATTTATTTTCCGACCGGATGGGAGCACAAATGGCCGGAGTTCGCCTCGCATGTCAAATCATACCGTAAGCAGCAGGAGTTCAACAGCCATGACGACGCCGAAGATGCCCTGACCGGAGTAATCGAAAAGCGGGGGTATTTCAACAATGAAGAAGATTTAGACAAAGAGGATTTAGGAATTTGGTAAAAAGTACGGATATGGGATTTATAGACAACCTACTCAATGCGATACGCAATAAATATCTGAATGCAACCGGTGCAGAACGTGATCTGCTTACGCTTATCAAGGACAAAGACATTACACAGGCTCAAACACTTATGCAGAATCGCGATACGGAGGTTTTGCAGGCGATTCAGGAATATAACCCCGAACTCCACCGTATTATGCGAAAGGCCGATAAGATGCGGAAAGGCCAGGAGCCTTATCGTACCGAGAAGTTGCCTCGTGCACGACAGAAGTACATCAATGAGGTGGAACTATTCTTTCTGCTCGGGAATCCGATACGATGGAAGAAGGTGAACAACGAAGGTTCGGACGAGGCTTTCGAAGCATATAATCAATTTTTGCAAGATACACGATTCAACGTTTCCATGCGTAAAGCAAAACGCATTGCGGGAGCAGAAACTGAATGTGCCAAGCTCTACCACATCTATCGGGACGAGAATTTCCAACCGCAGGTAAAAGTTGTGGTAATTTGCAAGTCGAAAGGATACACCCTACGTCCATTATTCGACCTATACGAGAACCTCATTGCATTCGGGTATGGGTACTACCTTAAAGAGGGGACATCAACTATCGAGCATTTCGATATTCAAACACCTGATACGATCTACCGATGCAAACGAGGATCTCTTAATTGGGAGGTTATTGCAACTCCCAATCCAACCGGAAAAATCAATGTTATCTACTACCGACAGGATAAAGCGTGGGGAGGCCTCAACCCCCGCATAGACCGCGAGGAGGATATAGACAGCAAAATATCCGACACAAATAACTATTTCGCAGACCCTATCGCCGCAGCAACGGGCGATGTCGTAGATTTTTTGAAAGGTCGAGCCGACAAGCCCGGGAAAATGATTCGGATGACCGGAGCGGATTCAAAATTCGAGTACATCAATCCACCGACCTCTTCCGAGACGCAGCAACGGGAAAAGGAAGACCTCGCGCAGTCCATCTTGTTCGACACTTTCACGCCCGAGTTTACACCCGAGAAAATGGCTGGGCTGGGAACTTTGTCGGGCGAAGCGATCAAACGCGCGATGGTACTGGGATATATCAAGCGCGAAAATAATAAAGAGATATACGACATAGCCGTAGATAGGGAGAAAAATCTTATTCTCGCTATTATGATGAATGTAACCCATATTCATTTGCGTCCTGATTTGGCTGCGCTCAAAATAGAACACGAATTTGCCGAACCGTTCAATGAAGATGTCACCGCACGTTGGGCGGCTATAGGCCGTGCTGTGCAGGATGGCGTTATGTCGCTGGAAAAGGGCGTTGAACTAATGGGAACGGCCGATGATGTTACCGCTGAAATCGAGCGAATAAAGCAAGCGAAGGCAGAGGCATCTATGAACAATATTATAGAGCCAACATTCTAATTCGAAACGATGCCCGGATTGAATTTGAAAGCCGCCCAATGGGAGCAACAGCATAAAACGCATGTCGAAGAATATCTACGACAGATAGAGGCTTTGTATGATGTGGCCTCGGATGAATTGATTCGACTGGGAATGGGATATAAATATCAACCCAATACGGGGCGATTGTTCGCCTTCTCATCAAACAAAAGCCGTAGTAAACAAGCCGATGCCTCGTTATCTTCATTCCGAAATAAGTTGTCCACTATAATTACAGCGGGGATCACTTCGGAATGGTTTTTTGCCAACGACAAGAACGATTCATGGGTAAAACAACTATTCGACAATCCGAAAAAAGGATGGATGCTTCACAATCTCGGTGCACTTGAGGCATTTCAACGTAGAACAACTTACGGGCATAATTTATCCGAAAGAGTTTGGAGTATCGCCAAGCAGTTCGAACGGCACATAGAATTATCCTTATCTATAGGTATCAGCGAAGGCCGAAGCGCTGCCGATATAAGCCGTGATGTACGCGTCTATCTGAATGAGCCGGACAAACTATTTCGACGTGTCCGAAATGCGTTCGGCAATCTTACCCTGTCGAAAGTGGCGCAGGCTTATCACCCTGGGCAAGGCGTTTACCGGTCATCTTATCAGAATGCTATGCGTATGGCTCGCACCGAAATAAACAGCGCTTATCGTGAAGCCGACAGTATCCGCTGGCAACAACTTGATTTTATTGTCGGATATGAGGTAAAAACATCAAAATCGCACGTACAGTGGCTGGCAAAGTTCTGGTATCCGCGCTTCAAAAAAGGGCGTGCGCCGCTGGAAATATGTGACGCAATGGAGGGAAAATATCCGAAATCTTTCAAATTCATCGGGTGGCACCCGAACTGCAAGTGCTATGCAGTGCCAATTATAGCCAACGAGGGCACGGATAGGGATTTTTGGGAGGAACCGCTGAATGAGGTCAAGGATGTGCCCGACAACTTCAAACGATGGGTCGAGGACAACACCGAAAGAATCGAAAAGGCGAAGAATTTGCCGTATTTCATAGGGGAAAACAAAAAACACTTCAATGATTCGCTGTTCATCAATCGCGATGCCGTATAACTCTTGGCAAAAGCGCAGTACGTAGGGAATAAGTTGCAAGGTGTTGCATAAGGAGTTGAGGCAAAGTATGAGGCATCGTGCACGCCTATAAACTACAAAAGCAAGAATAGCATCGTTCGCAAGGTGAAACAGGAAAGGCAAAATCTATTAACACCAGGTTTCATCGTCCATTTGGCGGACATTCTCTCCGTCACTGTAAGCACTGTTCCAAAATGAAACACCCTTTGTCCGGCGAAATAGTGCGTCGGTTAGGCGTGAGGTTGTTGCTATTCACCACATCCAAGAGGAGAAATGCAGTAAAAACGGAATGACCGACGGAAATAAGATGTGCCCCGCCGATCATTCCAACTAAAATAACACGATATGACAAAGGTACTGCACTGCGGCGCATTATGCAAATAATCGTATTAAAAATTCGTCAGTAATGCAGCATTTTTCTCTCGTTCCTCTCGCTCGAAGCTGGCAAGGTAGTTTTCCGTCGTCTTCAGATCTTGGTGGCCGAGGCTTTCCGATATGTAGGCGATATTCGCCCCGGCACGCTTCAACACCGTAGCGAACGAATGACGCGCCGTATAGGTCGATATGTTCCCAATTTCGAGCTGCTCCCCGATCATCCGCATCCGTTTATTGATTAACCCGGTAGCGGCTATTGTTTTAGCGTGGCTCTGCACCGCATCCTCCGACCCGTCGAGAATTGGGAAAATAAAGTTATTCGGTGCTGGAGTATTACCCCAGCGGTCGATAATAGCTTGCATCTGGGGAACTACCGCGACCCGGATTTCCTTACGGGTCTTAGTCGTGCGCTCGGTCTTTTGACGCACGAAACAGATTTCACCGTCCACAATATCACGATACCGCAATTTCACGAAATCGGCGACGTTGATCCCGTTACACAAGTAGAGGAACAGCCAATAATCCCGGTATTTGGCCGTTGCTTCGTTCCCATCCTCATAGCGGGCGATCTGCCCGATCTGCTCCAGCGTTAAAGCCAATTTACGGCCCTCACCGGCCTGTATTTCATATTTCCCTCGGCCGAACGGGTATTGCGCGGGTTTAATCGCATCGCATCGACAAGCATCGTTCAATATGGCTCGTAAATGGCGCATGTGTATTCCGATCGTTGTACGGCTCTTACCTTCTCCGAGTAGAAAGCGCTCATAACGTCTTACCCAATCCACCGTTATAGATTCAAGAGCAATACGATCCCCGGCAAACCGCTCCAATCCCTGTATAACAACATTATAAACCAGCATTGACCCGATACGATCCTGCTCTTTTAATTCCGCTATTTTAGCCGCAAATGCACGGTTAAGAGTATCAACCCCCGAACGTTTCAATCGCTTGTTGAGGCTATCGAATGAAAAAATACCGTCGCGTGCCAATTCCTCAACAACCCCACGAACAATTTGGTAACTGCTTTCTATATCTTTACGAACGGCCACAAGGGCGCGAACCTTCGTTGTAGTCAGACCTTCCCACTCATCCAAGGTAAGGTCTTTGCCCGTCGGATAATAGCGACGATCCCGGCGATAGGTTACACGAATTTTTACGGGGCACTTTCCGTTCTTTTTCGGATGACTCGTATCTATTATGGGCGCAACTGTTATTCCGTCTTTTGAATAGTTCATTTGATAGGATAATTATTATTTCAACACACAATTTCGACACAAAAATACAAAAACAAACAAAAATAGATAAAAATAAACAAAATAAAATCGCCACATTTGGAAGCTTAAAACATTGATTTTCATATAAAAATTCAAACAACACATAATTATTCAAAAATATAATTATGGGACTGAAAATCCTTGCACCGCCGTGGGCTGAATTATCCTCCGCAGTCGGATAATTTCGGGGTTCTTTAATCGGAGATTAGACTATGAATGAATCATTAAACTAAAAGAATAAGAAGAATGAAAAAGAAGAGCAAGTACGGGAGAAATCCCAAGTTGAACCCGAAGACACACTGCGTGATGGTGCGCTTCGATGATGAGGAATGGAACAAGTTTCTCACGATGTACGAGGAATCAGAGGTGTACGCTAAAGCCGTCTTTCTCAAGGCACACTTCTTCGGGCAGAAGTTCAAGGTACTGAAGGTGGACAAGACGATGGTGGACTACACGACTAAACTGTCGGACTTTCACGCCCAGTTCCGTGCCATTGGTACGAACTACAATCAGGTAGTCAAAGAGCTACGCTGCCATTTTTCGGAGAAGAAGGCGATGGCGTTGCTTTACAAACTGGAGAGTTGTACCATTGATCTTGTGAAGTTGAGCAGGGAGATTGTGGAACTTTCAAGGGAGATGTACGCTAAGTGGGAGCAATCAAAATCCGACTGATATGGCATCAGTAAAGGTCAAGTTCCGTCCATCTACCGTAAACGGTAAGGAGGGCACACTCTACTATCAGGTCATTCACAACCGTGTGGTCAGACAGATAAACACCGAGTATAAACTTTTTGTTTCGGAATGGGACAGCCATTCCGAAACGGTTGTCTTGCATCATCTATTGACAGGACAAGAGAGGAACAACTACCTGCTTTCAATCGGTTCACGCATCAAGTGGGACAAGGACAGGCTGAACAAAATCATACACAAGTTATTTCAATCCGGCACATTCGTAACGGATGATGTAGTCATGCGCTTTCATGAAAACAGGCAAGAATTGTCATTCAACGCTTACATCAGCCAACAGATAGCGAGACTGAAACGCTTGGGCAAAATACGCACCTCAGAGACTTATACAGCTGCACTCAGAAGTTTTAACGGTTTTATAAATGGCAAGGATGTCTTGTTTGACCAGCTTAATGCGGATTTGTTGGCAGAGTACGAGGCTTATTTGAAAGGAAGGGGAAATACGCCCAATACTATATCCTTCTATATGCGTATTCTAAAAGCCGTCTATAACCGTGCGGTGGAAGATGGACTGACCGAGCAACGACATCCGTTCAAGTCCGTTTACACGGGAGTGGAGAAAACAATGAAGCGAGCCTTGTCGCTCAATGACATCAGACGTATCAAAGGACTGGACTTGTCATTGAAGCCCAATCTTGATTATGCCCGTGATATGTTCCTGTTCTGTTTCTACACAAGGGGAATGTCGTTCATCGACATGGCTTATCTGAGAAAGAAGGACTTGCAGAATGGTACTCTTTCCTATCGCAGACGTAAGACAGGACAGCAGTTGTTCATCAGATGGGAAAAGTGTATGCAAGAGATTCTTGACAAATATCCAGTAAACGAAACGGAATACCTCTTGCCCATCATTACAAAACGGGACGAAGATTATCGGAAGCAATA